TCAATCCTTAAAATTAGTTTTTTCATAAATATATTCACGCCCATTTTCATTAATCATTACCATTCTTGTACTCTGGAAAACCCCTATTACATCGACCAAATCTTCTTTGCCAAGATCTTTACACAAAGATTCCCATTCTTCTTTTTTGATTAAATGTCCTTTGTCACGATATTCCCAAATCCGGACATTTTGATCCTTGCCTGCTTCTGCTTTTTCTTTACAAATCTCATTGATTGTAATTAAAAAATCTAATTTATTATTTTTCATCTTGATTTTAGATCTATCCCTAACAACCGGGTCGGCTTATATCAAATATTGACAACCTTAAGATATAAAAAACCCGCCACATGGCAGGTTCCAATCGAGATATTCACATTGCCAAATTAATACACTAACTAATTATCTATTTTCTCATCAAGCATATTTTTATAGGTATTCGCATCCTGAACATTTGCAATTACAACACTTTTCCCTCCGGTTCCGTTGACAGCAACATTAGCGTAACCAAAAATCTTACCCCAAAAAGGTTTTAATACCGCAACACTCTCTATTTTGTTGAACCTCATTTCTTCAACAGTGGTACTTAATAAACCTGACTTTGCGATGACTTTTTTATCATCAATGACGTATTCAGTAGTCAAATACCGGATAAGACCCTTTATGCCAAACCACAATGGAATTATTAAAAAACCAAATAATAACATCCAAACTAGCGTAGATACCAAATACATAGTACTCATTCTAAATTTTTGCATTCTAATTCATAGTTTTACCCTGACGGGCGGGTCGCCCATATTAATATTCCACCAAATTATATATTTTTTCATATTTTTCCACATTTTTCTTGATTTTTTTGCATATTTGTGTATGGCAATACTGCCAAACATGACTGACCCGGTCGGTAGGGTGAAAAATAATTATAAATGAATACAACTATTGTAATGAACCGTTTTTTTGCATGGTGCCGTCAAGAACCACGTTTAACCGATTCACAAATTTTTGTACGATCAAACGATCAAGATAGTTTTGCTTTTACAACAGCTATCCCGTGGACATTCCACCAGGAACCTCAAGATAATACTAACTTGGTTTTATGTATTACTTATGAATCACGAGAAGAATTTATGCGATCATGGAGCGAAGGTAAAACAGTTGATAAAATCAACCAACAAATTGACTATTTTAACCACGTATATGGCGTCAATTATGATGGTCCAATTTATATGATCGTTAGAAAAGAATACTTTGAGCATAGGTAATCAAAAAAAACCCACCTAAAAGGTGGGTTTTTTATGCTTTTATTCTTTCTCCTTCTCTATTCCAAATATACTTCATCCCGGAACCGGTTCCACCATCTTTATGTAGGACTAAATTACCGCTTTTAAAGAAGAACCAGATGGTATATTCCCAGTTCTCTTCATCCTTATAAAAAGCCTTTAAATAAGGCCCTTTATCGTCCAATTTTAGTATATCTAAACCAAACGGAAATACTTCCATTAAGCGGACGAGCGGTGGGGTTTGTGTGTTTCATTGTTCTATTTAATTTTATCTATTTAATACATAGAAGTATTTAAAAAACATTGTAACCTAATCTACAAAGTAAAAAAATAGACCATAATAATAAACCATACCATTTTTTATCAAAAGAGCTATAAAGTATTAAAACAATAATAATTGAAAAATCAAAATTAGTTATTGTCTGGTATTCATTATTCTCAAATACATATTGAGCAACATATGCTTCTATTAAAAGCAATATACAGTTGATAGCCCCCCAATAAAATTTACGTTTTTTTAACATCCAGCATTTTTTAATTCTTGTAACATTTTTAAATATAAATGATAAGCCAAGTTTGGCGCATCTCCTATCGTTGTGTGATGCCACCCAAAAAAAGAGCCATCTTTACCATAAAATAAAGCTGCCCTAGGGATTGCCCCAGGTGCAGATACATTTACGAAATACAATCCATAGCCACCACCATTTTGGTTATATAATCCTCTCTTTATATCAAGTATCTTCTCTTGATTAGAAATATTTACCAAAACTCCTCCTAAAAGAGTGTTAGATCCTGGTATATATCCTGCAATCCAAATTCCGACCCCAGCAATACCAGCAACAAAAGTTCCATCTAAATTAAACTCTTTATCAGGGAATAATTTATGCGAATTAATATCAGCAAGATATACACCTCCAGCATTTTTAAAAATTGGTACAGCTCCTTCACACGGATCATCAAAATCACCAACATCCCCGCCTGAATCGCCATCAGCCCCACAATGCATACTAAGATCAATAGCTTCAACAACACAAACTTCTATACATTCAAAACAACATGTACATTTCTCCAAATCGATAATGCCATTTTTGAACTCTATATCATTACCAAAACCAGCATAAGCCATTTTTATAGCATCTTGAGCACACTCTTGTGCACACAGACCACAATTAATACATTCCTCTAAGATTAAATTCATACATTTATATTCATTAATTCTTTGAAATAATTTCGGCTTATAACTCGTGGTAACTTGGTTTTTTTATCAAAAACAAGGCGATCTTCTTTGCTTTCAATCAAATTTAACGGATACTCAATGTATTTTATATTATCCCATCGAAACCATTTGATATATTTTCCTTTTTTATTTACCTTAAAAATAAAAACATCTTTATCTACCTCTTGCATATCAACTATTTGAAATATCTCCCCAAAAATATCAAAATTATATTTTAACATACCTTGAGCTTCTATCTGTAATGCAATGGATGTATTAAACTTGTTAAATTTATGGCCAGTGTCGATTATATCAAAATCATTAGCTATAATTACACAACGATTATTCCTAAATACATTTTCATAATATTCCCCCTCTAAAAAATCTGATTTAATCAACTGATCCTTTATCTTTTCTTTATAATCCAACCGATCTTCTTCATTTTTAAAAGCTACGTTTTTATTTTCATTACATCCAATAAAAAAAGGACTTAATGTCATCCCCATTAATATAAAGGATGAATTGATAAATTTTCGTCTTTTCATATTTTATGATTTAATTAAAATTAATTTTTGATTTCAATTGACATCAACAGATTCAATATTTTCAATTTAACCCTAACGAGCGGGTTGCTTTTATTTTAATGTAAATATAATACTCTCGAATTCCTTTCCTTCTACTATTAACTCAATCTCATCAGCTTTTATACTTATATCATCCGGATCGCTTTTATCACATTCAATTTCTTGCCGGTTATCGTTATCATCAAAATAATCAATCCAAAATTTTATTTGTCCGGTTCGCCATTCCACCTCATTATCCTTCATGAATCCGTATTTGATCCAATCCGAATTTGTCTCTTTTTTATAAAAGACATATGTCCCTGTCGCATTTTTAAATATAGAATGCATAGGCTCATCATGACCTTTCCATCCTACCGGATATTTAAAAGTGAAAGCTTCCAATGGTAATCTCCAATCATACCCCGACATCTTATCATCGTCATCACATGATGTAATTAGTAGAGATGATAACAGTAGTAATAAACTTAGTTTTTTCATTCGTATATCAATTTTAAATCAAATATACAACATCTCACTTTATTTTTAATTAATTTCATCTTTTTATCACTTTTTTATTATTTCCGCATGATATATTACGTTAACAATCACTTTTACAAAGTGCATTCGAAGGGCAAGTAAATAGCAAGTAATAATTATGACAGAGAAATTAAGATTTGTATTTTATTAATTTAGAGCCACTTTCCAGTGGCTCTTTTTTTATGGATAGATTCGCCCGGTAAACATCCTGATCGATGGAATCACAAATGCTATCTATCTGTTTTTCTTTTGGTTACAAAGGCTAAAACATAAGAAAAGTACTGAATTTGACCATTTTTGATGAGATATTATTAAATCCTGTTAAAGCAAGTGTAATCTGAAAGTGTGTTTGAAGGGCAAGTAATTTGCAAGTCAGCTATTTAACACAAGTTATTTTGATCGAAAAACTTTGCTTTTTGCAAGTGATCTGGCAAGTAAAATGCAAGTAAAGGGCAAGTAAAGGGCAAGTAATATTGTGAGATATTTTGATGTATTATTGGTTAAATAGAGTATCGCCAAATGCATTTCAATATCCTCTAATATTTGTGCATTTATTTTGGTTTTCTTACATTTGCACTCATACAGTCACAAATTAGTGATGTATACATATTTTTAAATGTTCATTCATAAAAAAACATGAATGGCAAGTAAAAAGCGATTTTTGACCGAAAAACAGAAACAAAAACAGAAACAGAAACAAAATGGCGACATCAGTAAATACAGTACTATTTAAATCGCAACAATTAGCAAATGGAAAATACCCTGTGTATATTAAAATAAGACACGAGGGTAAAAGAAAGCAGATTTCATTAGGTCAAGAATTCGCTGCCATGCCCAAGGATTGGGACCCCAAACAAGGTCTTTTTAAAAAGAAAAGAGGCCGATCAGATATAGATGAGTTAAATGATCAATTAACTGAAAAAAAACAAAGGATTCGTGACATTATTAACGAGTTCGAAAAAAGCGCTATTCCATGGAGTTTTAATATGCTCCAGGAAAGAATGGATAATAAACCGGTATCAGGTTTATTCTGTGAGTTATCACAGAAGTTTGTTGATACACATCACCACTTACCCACAAAAGAGAATAATAAATACCTTCGTAATTCTTTCATTAATTTCTGTGAGGATAGCAACATCAATTTCGATCAGTTGATTTGCTCCGAGATCGATTACAGCTTAATGCAAAAGTATTACGATTATTCAATGGATAAGGGGCTTAGTTTTGCTACTATTAGAGCTAGGTTTAAATTTATCAGTAGTACATTGAATTTGGCAATTGGTGAAGGTGTAGCCAATAAAATTACCCATCCTTTTCATAAAAGACCGGATGGAAAATTTTTCGATTTAAAACGCATCGGAAGAGTTACAACACACAAAACGCTTCCTTTGCAAAACATGAGACAGCTACAAAACTTTAAAGCTTATCAAAAGAAAGACTTATATTGGCAAATGTATTTATTTCAATGTTATTCAGGTATGATTTCATATCCTACCATGATACAATTGAAATATTCAGATATTAGCTTTCATGCTGACGAAAACGGTACCTTACGTCAAGGCATAAAAGTATGGAGTAAACAATTCAGAAAAGAAGTGACTTATTTTTTAACTCCTGAAATGCTTACAATCCTAGCTGATATTAAAGCCAATTATGAGTTAAAAAAGGGTTTATTGTTCCCGATTTTGAACGACGAGGAACCGGATCATAAGCAATTAATGGTGCTAAAAAAGGTTTTTCACATGCAAGTATATTGCTGTAAAAACGAACTTAAAGTGCCTTTTGATGCAGAACAAAAACATGATCCGGAATACCTGGCTAAGTTTAATATTCGCTTCTTCGATAAATACAAAAGAATGGCCGTATTGCTTTGGTCATTTAGTCATTACATCAATGGCGTCAATCTGATTGACATGACTAAATTAAAGCGATCGGATATTAAATCTGCAATTGATCAAAATGGGAATAAAATTGAGTATTTTCACATTATCCGTTCCAAAACTAAGCAGGAAATAATTGCAACATTAAGTAGACCAGCCAAAGATATATTACAATTTTTTGCTGATCACAAAGACATTTATCCAACTGTGGGCGACTATCTTTTTCCAATTTTAGATAAAGATTATAGCCTAAACGATACTGCAATACATCCCAGGAAAAAATACATACAAAAACGTCTCAATGCTGCTCTCCAGGAAATAGCTGCGGAATTGAATTGGCCCGAAGAACTTAGAAAAATAGCTATGAACTGGGCCAGACACTCTTTTTCTCAAAGAGCTATGGATAATGGTGCTGCTAAAGAATGGATTCAAAACGCTTTGGGACATAGAGATATATCTACTACTGAAAATTACCTTGAAGGATTCAGTATTTACAGTAAAAATGACTTTAATGAAAAAATGTTTGCAGATGATAAAATCGCTACATAGATTTTATTTACATTTGCCAACCTCAACGATCTTTGACGTTTTATTTTGAGATATTCTGCCTGCGGGTGATTTTGTATTTCAAATTACTTTCAACCCGATCAAATTAATTCCATTATCACCCCTAATAATATTGTATTTTCGTTACTTTTCAGGACGATATATTTGGGACGTCTATATTTTGGATTGTATTTTACTAACTTTCAATATACACACTTTTTTATATCATGTAGTTGATCATGTTGTATTTTTTCAACTTACGACCATATTGTATGCCGTAAATTCATAGCTTGTATTTTGACTTTCGATTGCTTATAAAGCAACATGAGATTAAGCGTTTACCAAAAAATTGTATTTTATTTACTTTGTATTATTTCGCAGATATAAAATTAAGATTGATTTGTATTTCATTTCCTTGAAAACTTTATCCGTGTTGTATTTTAATTAATCCGTTTATATACCGCAGAATATTATAGATTTGTATTTTTTACAACTTTCAAGATAGTTGAATTCTTTGGTGCGAATTATTGTATTTCACTCTTTCAAAGTACACGATTAAGTATCCCGAAATGGTACTGTATTTTATTTCAAAGTTTATACGTTTGTGCATGGATTTTGATTGTATTTTATACGCTTTTTAAATTGAATGGCAGCAGCTCTTCCTTCCATTATGTTATTGTATTTTATGCTCTTAAATATTTTTAGCCTAAATTATACACGATTGTATCTTATTACATTACATTTGACCTACTGGATAATTCAATATTGTATTTCATTGCTCCTTATACATTATTTTTATATATTTCGAAATAAAATTATATAAAAATGAAAGAAAAAAGAATAATTCAATGGATAATTAGAGAGATCATTGTACTGGCATTTAGCTTTTTAATTGCTTACGCATCAGATGCATTTTGTAGCGATGTAAATAAAATACCTTTATACATCAGAGCTATGGTTCTTTTTGCTATTGTGACTGCTTTCATTGACATGGCGCATATCATCAAAAAGATCAAATGAAAAAAAAGACATTATTTTTTTTGCTCTTTATCATTTGCTTTCCAGAAGTTTTATTTTTCTTTACCGATACTGATATACATATTGGAGATGCAATAAGCGGCATCCTCCTTAAAGCTGGAACAATTTTATTAGGTTTTTCTTTAAGACGAATTATTGATGGCAAAAGAAACAATAGACAAAATAGATAAAGAAGTATCCCAATTTGCAACAGACTATTTAGATGGGAAGATTTCTCAAGAAGAATTTGACCAACAACTACTCAAAGCTGAAAATAGTTACTTAACACTACGAAAAGCTGTACAAGTTCAACTTAAAGAATCAGACAAGCAATTGAAGCGGCTTAAACGCTTAAAGCGAAATGCTATAATTATAGCATATCTAAAGATTAAGCTGCTCATGGTGTTAAAATATACACTGCTTACACTTTTATATCTTTTCCGGTATACAATCGCTTTACCCATTATCGCTTTGATACATTACCTTTATCTTAAATTTATCTGCGATAACTTTACCACACTAGCATTTTATGCCGGATTAATCGGATCGGCAACTGTCTATTATATTTTTGAAATCGTACATTATTTAAAGGCACGTCGGAGCAAAAAAAATCCTCTACAAACTAATGCAAAGGAATAGGATTTCTCCTTCGTCCACAAGGGACTTACTATACTTGATTACGTCGCTAATCTATCATATTTTTCCCAACTACACAATATTTAATGAAGTCTTATGCAATATTTTTAAGAAATATGCAAAAGGCTTCTTTTATTTTTTAAAAAATTATATAATTTTGGGTATTATTAAAATATCTTAAACAATGAGGAGTATACTTGCAATCAAATGGAGCAGCGATAATGTTGCCTGGAGTGTCGTAAAGGAAGATGACGGCATACATCAATTAGTACAGAATGGAGTACATACATTTCCTAAAGGAGTTAAAGTAGATCAAACCGGCGAGTCCAGTAGAGCTGCTGAACGAAGGGAATACAGTCACGCAAGAAAATCTTTGTTTCGACGAAAACTTAGAAAAATCAGACTCATCAATGTTTTACTTAAATACGGATACTGTCCAAGTATGCCACACGCTGAGCTAAAAGATTGGAAGTACAAGAAACAGTATCCTACTCATGAAGCTTTTGTTTCATGGACCAGGATCAATATTAAAGATAAAATAGACCCATACTTTTTCCGAAATCTGGCAGTCACAAAATCACTGAATTTGAAAGAGGATGACGATCGATTTGCGATTGGTCGGGCTTTCTATCATATCAATCAAAGACGTGGTTATCTTAGTAATCGACTTGATGATAAAGAAAGTGATGGACAGGTGATGCAAAACATCAAAAGTCTATGTGAAGCTAAAGGCGACAAGACATTAGGCCAGTACTTTTATGAATCAATGCAAAAGGGAGAAAAAATAAGAGGTAATTATACTGGACGTTTAGAGCATTACGAAGAAGAATTTAAACGTATCTGTGAATTTCAAAAGTTACCGGAAGACTTTGTAAAGGAAGTGTACGATGTCATTTTCTATCAAGCACCACTTAAAACAAAGAAGCAAACTATTGGGAGATGTCCTTTTGAGTCTAAAAAATATCGCTGTGCCACTTCAAACCCTATTAATGAAGAATTTCGTATGTGGAGTTTTATTAATAATGTCAGAATTAAAACTCCAGACGATCAAAGTTTACGTCCTTTAAATAATGAAGAGATAACTACAATATGGCCTTTGTTTTTTAGAAAAAGTAAAGTTCTCTTTGACTTTGAAGAAATTTGCAAAAAATTAGTCAAGAAAAAGAAGTATCAGTATGCAAACGATCAGGAAATTAAAGAAGAAAACACTCTATTTAATTATCCGTTAAAATCTGGTATTGCCGGTTGCCCGGTATCTGCATATTTTATGGATATTTTTGGTCCTGACTGGAAGGATATTAAAATTAAATATATCCGAAAAAGAGATGGCAAAGAGTCTTTTTATAATATCAATGACATTTGGCATTATCTTTCAACAGAACAAGATGATGAAAAAGTTGCTGATTTTGCCATTAATCAACTTGGTATGAATGGAGATGAAATCGATGCTCTCTTGCGTGTAAAATTACCTTCAGGACATGCTGCCATTAGTAAAAATGCTATGGTGAAAATACTTCCCTACCTAAAGGAAAGACTTAATTATTCACATGCTGTTTTCATGGCAAATATGAAAGCAGTAATACCGGAACCATACATTAATGATCCGGAAACGATGAATAAAGTTAGTGAAGACATTAAAGAAATCATTAATCTACACACCAAGCAATCTCGATACATCAAAATTGTTAATGCATTAATTGGCTATAATAAAGCAAAAAATTATACGTGGAGTATTAAGGCCGAGAAAATGTATAGAGAGGACTTATGGAAACGCCTGGAACAACATTTACCTCCAAATGAATTTGCATTAGCTGATCAAATAAATCAGAAAGAAATATTTGAAGAAGTCTATCATGTTTTTACAAGAAATATGCAAGCAAATAATAGCACTGGTCAATTTGTTGTATTGGAAAGCTTAGACGATCAAATCAAAGTTTATTTAATTAAAAGATTTGGATCAAAAACACGAACTCAAAAGTTATATCATCCAAGTGCCGGAGATTTACACAATCCATTATCTTCAAAAACTAAGAGAGAATATTTGCCCGATCCGAAGATCATCCCTATTAACTCACCAGTATTTCAACGAACTTCTTATCAAATAAAAAAAATTGTCAATAAGTTACTTGTTGCAAATATCATTGATAATGATACCATAGTTCAAGTTATTGGAAACGACGATATACGTAGTTCTAATGAGCGTCGTGCAATAAAAAGTTTACGAAAAAACGAAGAAACAAAAAAGAAAGAAATTACTAAAATCATTGAGAAATACGATAATGAGAATCAAATATTTCGTGTTGTTAGTGAATACGACATTATTAGATATCAACTATGGGAAGAACAAAATAAAATTTGTGTGTATACAGGAGAAGAAATTCCTTTAGAAAATCTTTTAAGTACTACTCCGGATTATGACATCGATTTTATTATTCCTTTAAGTAAAAGCTTTGACCGATCATTAACCAATATGGTTCTTGCAAGTGTAGCTGCTATTAATGCAAAAGGGGACCAGCTACCTTATGAATTAGGAATGAAAGAAGCGTTAAAAGAACGCTTGACTTTTATGAATAAGAAGATATTCTTTTTACAGAATGAGATCCAAAGATTCAGCAAACAATCAAAAATGGCCGCAACGCCGGATCAAAAAAGCTTTCCTATTTTCAAAAAGCACCAGGCAGCTATTGAGTTAAAATATTTCAAAACAAAATATTACCGTTTACTGACAGATCAGCTAAAACCCACTCACAAATATGCGATCAATTATGAAGATCACATGAATTTGGATTTTGCTAAAAAATACCTTGAAACAACCTTTAAAAAAGTTTACACAACCAGTAAGCAAGCTTTAAGCCTATTCCAAGATATATGGGGCGTTAAAGAACGATTTACGGAGACTTTAAAGTATAAATACAGCGGACATGTCATAGATACAATGACAGCAACTTACATCAATCGTAATTCCTTTAATGATATTGAAGAATATTTCATTGCACAAGAAAATGGACGAAAAGCCGAATTTCACATGCCTTGGGCAACTTTTTTCTCTTCGATAGAAAAAATGCAAAATGAATTAATCATTACCAATGAAATGCCTGTTGATTTACTCAAGCAAAATAAACGTGCCGTGCGTAAATCCAACAAGCTCGTTCGTGATGGAGAAGGTAATGTTATTTATCAAGAATCAGATACCATACGTGGTTCATTACACAAAGATAAGTTATATGGTGCCATCATTATTAAAGAAACGAATAAAAAAGGACAAATAGAAGAGGTGCTTAAATACGTCGTTCGTAAGAGTATTGCTTCGATGACACTAAGCGATGCAGCTAAGATCGTCAATGAAAATGTACGAAACATTGTCGTGGAAGGCAAAAAGAATGAACCAGTCATTCAGAAAGGCATTGATAGCGTAGTCAAAGACAATAAAGAAATATGGCGTGACATACGTGCATTGGAAAAAGATAAAGATGAAGAAGCAGATCATACATTGGCTATTGAAGCTTTAAAAGAACAAATAGATCAAAATAAGAAGGTAATAAAGGGACTGGAACAAGACATATGCAATTTGTATGGTTATACAAATGGGGATGGCGAAAAAATATTATTTAAAAAAGCTAAAGTCTTTACTAAGATCAGTAATCCTATTGCTTTAAAGCCTCATATGAATCCAAGCAAACACAAGCACAAAATAAACAAGTATGTGGTTAATGATGCCAATTACAAAATGGCAATCTATAAAAGCACTGAGAAGAATAAGAAGGATGAATTCACATATGAGTTTATGATGTTACGCAATTTAGATGCTGCCAAAAGATATAAAGAAATAAAGAGAGAATTAGGCCCGGATGTAAATGTTAAAGACCATCTGTTCCCTGGAGAGATAGAGAAAAATGGACATCGCTTCATTAAGCAATGTGAATTAAGAAATGGCATCTGCGTTCTGTTTTATCAACATGATCCGGAAGAAATATGGAACCTCTCAAAGAAAGAAATCAAGGATAGACTTTATAAAGTGCATGGTATATCCAATCAAGTCGTACAAAAAAAGTATCATTATGGAGTTGTCAATTTTAAACATGTGGATGAAAAACGATCCATGAGTGAATTAACTTGTTTAAGTGACGAATGGACACCCCTTAAGACAATAGCAGCAGCCAGACGCATGAGCCATAAGCAATTTAAAGGGTTAATCCATAATGTTGATTTTAAATTCGATTTAGATGGTAATATTATACGACTATAACCCTAATACAAGTTTGTTGCTTTAAATTGAAAAACGGTTTTCTCATTGCAAACTTGGAGAATCCTAGATGTTTTAAACATTTAGGATTCTTTTTTTTATTATCTGGTCTTATGATTTTGATCGTATTTTACTACATTTACACGTGCATAAAATATAAGATGAAATTAACTATACTTGATTTAATTTTAATTTCCTCGATTAATAATAACCTTGCGCATAGACTAAAGGTTTAATTTGTATTTTATTCATTATTTAGCAAAGCTATTATTGTTATAGCTTTGTTTTTTTATTTCAATTTTGAGCATAAAAAAACCCCCACACTAAGTGCGGGGGTTTAGGATTTCTCCTTCGGCTCTAGGCCTTTTTGTATTTTATTACTTTCGATTACAAATATATGTAATATTTTTAAACTGCAAAAATATTAAGCACATTTTTTATCATTTATTTTAATTTATTTCATTTCCAGGATTTATAATTTAATGTACTTTTGCTGGAAATGATCTTTGACATACTGGTTTTTTATTGTTTAAAACACATGGAACTCGCTTCTGATGCAGGTTTCATGCATCTCTATTGTATTTTGCTTACTTTTTTGGATAACACACACCTATTTAAAAGTTTATTCAACCATAAATATGATTGTATTTTGCTTACTTTTTTGGATAACACACACCAATTCGTGGTTATAGTGGATATATTCCTAATTGTATTTTGCTTACTTTTTTGGATAACACACACCTGATTGGAGTGCAGAAAAAGAACAAACTAAATTGTATTTTGCTTACTTTTTTGGATAACACACACCTGCTATGGGGCTTGCTGCGTTTTGGAGCAGATTGTATTTTACTTATTTTTTTGGATAACACACACCAAGTTCTTTTTTAAAGAACTACTTATTGAGATTGTATTTTGCTTACTTTTTTAAATAACACGTACCAATCGGATGAAATATTTAAACCTACTTATTGTATTTTACATTCTTTTTTAGATAACACACATCGGTTTAGATTAAATCTTTCTGATTAATGGGATTGTATTTGCTTACTTTTTTGAATAACATACACCTCATATGTGTAGATTTAGTTTATTGCTTAAATTGTAGTTTGCTTACTTTTTTTCAGATAACACTCCCCGCTACTGTTCCCCAATGTGAATCGCTACATTGTATTTTGCTTACTTTTTTAGAAAACACGCACCTCATTATGACTGCTCTACAACTGGCGCAATATTGTATTTTACTTACTTTTTAAAATAACATACACTCATGCCTTAGCTGATTCATCGAATATGCATTGTATTTTGCTTACTTTTTGAAATGATAAACACCCTTATTAAATTTTTTAATGTTCTTCATGCGATTGTATTTTACTTACTTTTTTGGATAACATACACTTTTTAAGAATCTTACTGACTTCTATTAATAATTGTATTTTACTTACTTTTTTTAAAATTATTAGCCCATATTTTTTGTCTACTGTCATCCTTGTATTTTGCTTACTTTTTAAAGTAACGGAACCGCTTTAAAAAAGGCATCCTGAATGTATTTTACTTACTTATTGACAACCTAATTAGCATTTCGCAGCAGATATGACTGTATTTTACTTACTTTTTTAACACGACACTCATCATTCAAACATGAAGTGATCATCAAGAATTGTATTTTACTTATTTTTTAGAATAGCGTATATCTAGCTCAAAATGAAATTGACTAAGAATGATTGTATTTTATTTACTTCTTAAAATCTTATAAAAAACCTTCATTTGAACTGTATTTTTTACTTGAATTTTGAGCATAAAAAAACCCCCACACTAAGTGCGAGGGTTTAGGATTTCTCCTTCGGCTCTAGGCCTTTTTGTATTTTATTACTTTCGACTACAAATATATGTAATATTTTTAAACTGCAAAAATATTAAGCACATTTTTTATCATTTATTTTAATTTATTTCATTTCCAGGATTTATAATTTAATGTACTTTTGCTGGAAATAATCTTTGAAGTATTAATTGTATTAAATGTTGATATTGAATTTATTGTATTTTGCTTACTTTTGAAAATGACACACGCCACCAACTAAATTCTAATTTTAATTTATTGTATTTTACTTACTTTCTAATTTTAACTACATAGTACCGTCCAAAGTACGTTTTTTGTATTTTATTGCCTTTTTTATTTGTTACTTAGTTCTATTCTTTGTTCAGCAAGATTTGTATTTTACTACACTATTTAAATGATTTTCAATGTCTCAGCAATTGTGTTTTATGCTTTAAAAACATGGATAAGTCAATATGATGACCATTTTGTATTTTTTACATTAAAAAAGCAGCTCAAGAACCAAGAGCTGCTTTTAACATACACACGGAAATGCGAACCAAGACGCATATTAATCAAAAAAAATAATCGTAGGGGAGACAGGACTCGAACCTGCATATCGCCTCAAGTTAATCTCGGTCTGTCTGAGACGCCTATTCAGTAAGGATATTGATTTAACATTCAATCGCGTCAGCCAATTCCGCCACTCCCCTATTTAATTTAAAAACACACCCCGGAGATCAATATCCTTCGGGTCCGGGGTGCTTTGTGTGATTTTACATTCAGGTTTCCTTAGTTTAAAGCTTTTTTAACGACACATGCTCTAACCAACTGAGCTACCGGGCCATATATTTTTTTGAATTGAGGCCCGGACGGGAGTCGAACCCGCGCCTCTGTGTAGCATAATCCACCTGGTAAGTTCACCAATAACAATCATGCTAAAGCTTTGACACAACACTTAAAAATACCGAGAATTCCTAAGTAATCTAAATCTAAAGCTAAAGCTGCTGTCAATATTTTAATCTTTTTGATGGCCATAAAAGATATAGCCAAAAATTTTATCTGCTTTTAACTCCGATTGCTCAATTTCACAATCATTAGCTACTTTCAATGACTCAGTAATCGCAGTTAATAATTTGTCAACACGATTTAAAGCCAAAGCCTTTTCCCTTTGTGACCACTCACCTGAAAAACGCTGGTGCGTTGCATCACCTTTTACAACCACTTTTTCATGATATTGTACCGGCGATGTATAATTGGCAGGTAATTCCCTTCCTTTTAAGTTAGGATCAACTGGAATATAAGCCGATTTTTCAGTTGTTTTTGTCTCACTGGATTGTAGCTTCGTTTGATATATTGCGCGGCCAGAATACTCCTCATTATTGCTTTTTTCCCATATTTCCGCATCCGATCGAACCGGAATATGGTTAATCATATTTGTTAATGAACCTAAATCTGCAGATTCAATTAAACTTCTCAATCGTAAAAGTTCTAATGATGTAAAGGTTCCCCAGCTGGTGCCCTCAACTATCAATTCAGCTTGGGCTTTCCCTAATGCATTAGTTCTCTCTTGACTAAATAAACAATCAACGAATTTTGCTGTCGTATCGATGAAATAATCGATCTTCTCCTGTACACTAGTTGCTACCCTTACCAGACTTCTTTTACCTGGTTCATCAGCCATGCCATCACGTGCTTCAAAAGTGTTCTTCTCTCCTTTGAAATGGCCTTGCTTTGATGCGAAATATTTAGTGTAGAAATTCACCATACTCTTGTATGAACCCCTGAGCTGATCGGTTACAGCTAACAAAACATTTAACTTTTTCTTTTTTTCCATCGATTTGGTGTTTTATTTTTCAATTATCGTAAAACCTGCTTTATTCAATTCATCAATAATATCATCAATCACTCGGCCAGTCTCTTCATTAGTCAAAACTGGTTGACATACCGATTTCGATTCATCCCAACGAGTAACGAAAACGGCTTCAAGGAGGGCATCTTCAATTTTCTCTTTCTGTAACATCGGTATTAGTTTTAAGATTATTTGTAAAATTATATAATTTTAGTATTTCCCACAAACAATATTACATTAAAACACTAAAATCATTGATAAATTGACTTTTTTTTAGTATAAACGTTTGTTTAACGATTGTTTTTAACACTCATTTAAGATAAATATTCCTTTAGTATAAAAAATAAGGAATAGAAACGTTTTTCTACTCCTTATTAGACCATAACCAAAATTAAAATGAAAATAAACTATCGTCTAAACGGTCCACAATTGATGGGTACTTCTTCTGTTAAAATTTTCAACCAATCCAAAGCAACATTTAATGGCAATCCATTTGTGTAATCATTATAAATTGTCGAATCTAATTTATAAATATCATCCACTACAAAGGCTTTTTGTTCTTGATCGTATATTATATGCAAAGGATAACCCAAGAAACCATGCTCTGAATACCATAAAAATCGTGATTGCAATTTGCCATAAAATCCCTCAGCTATTTTGGGATTTAATAAAAACATTTCTCTATCCTCCCACTCTAATTGCACCCAAATTTTAAATTCCCAACAAGCGTCTGTATCTTTTACCTTTTGATACCAGGAAACCGGAACATAGAGCTTAGAATGATTGACATGTTTAACAACCATATATGATCCTATTGATGTGACTTTTTTCGCCCGATCCTCCTCAGACATATTCTTTACTTCTTCCGGCAACAGATATTGGTATAATGGGAATCCCTGGTGTTCTTTACCACATGTCTCACAATAATATGACATATCAGTTTTGTTTATTGTTTTAAAATTACGATTTTTTTATTAATCATGTCTAATCCATATCTTTTTTTCATTATCCCATTTCTGAGTATGATTTGTCCACATGTATACAAGCAACCAAAACTTTTCAAATGTGTCAATCCAGGAATGCCAATGACGTTTTTTTATATCATAGTAGGCCCCCTCAAATGTATGATTAATGTTAAAATTAGTAAGTAATCCCATTTTTGTAATATACCACATCAAATCATACTGAATTAACTTTTGTGTTTGCTCTATTGTTGGAATCCATTTGTCAAAATCGACAAAATATTTAGTATTAAACTTATCTTGATCCTCTCTTAGATATTGATTAGCTTTAATACACATTTCCACGTATTCCGGTTCTTCGTAAATTTCACTCATTTTCTAAACTATCGTCTAATATATTCTTTGTTTTTCCGTTCTTATCAAATAATTCATGTAATATCGGAAGCATGCTCTCCATCGTACCGTCAACATTATATTTCATCAAGTATGCGAGAAATATATTTTGAAAGCCTTGCGATGCCGGAGCAGCATCCCGCAATCTATTGCTAGCACATTTTTCTGGTTGATCCGCTACGAAATGCCATCGACAGACCAATGGCCGATCTTCATATATAGCACATTTATGATTGATCAATAACGCACATGGAATGTTGTCGATTGCTTGTTTTTTGCCATAATTCCTCAACGCATCAATAAGCTTAATTTCTTTAACATCAGGTGTATTTTTTATGAAGTGCTCATGCACTTTCAAGAAATTAGCTTTGATTTTTTTCTTAATCTTTGGGTGAAGCTTCTTAATAGCAGCTTCAAGGTAAGATCGCTCAAATGAGAAAATCGGCAGAAACTGATGACAACAATAATCACAGCCTATTTTACATGGTTTTTCATTTGCTGCCAACATTTCATCAATTGAATCTCTAATTGATTTGAGATTGTTTTCATCAATCATATTTTTGTGCTTTTCCATCAGAATCCTAATAAAGTTGTCATATCTTTGTCAATCTGATCCATAAAACATGGAATATTTGTAGCCATTAATCCATTTTCTCTTATCCCCGATGCTGTAACCTCAGACCAAAATTTTTTGCCATCATTCACTAATTCGAAATTATAAATCATGACTTGTTTGTGATCAATTACTTTTTGTTTACATGCCACGAAAGTTGCATTTAATATATGATCACTGTGTGATTCAACGATAATCTGAACGCCCTTTTGTGCTAATACCGCAATCATACGACCGAACAAGGCCTGATATTTTGGATGTAAGAAAACTTCGGGATGATGCAGTATTATTAAATCTCCTGGCTTTGCATATAATAATGAAGCGAAAAAGTGCATTCTTTTTAGAATGATTTCAGATGATCGCATTATATCGTAAAATTCATCTTCATTACGCAAATAGCCTTTAAAAGCACTCATATCCTCAAAGATAACTGGCCTTTTTTTTCTTAAATTATCCAAGATATCAATACAACATGATCTTGGTGCATCATCAAGTATTGTCAAAAACTGATACTGGAAACGATGATTAAATAATGGTTCGGTCTGTAAATATTGAATAAAATCAAATTGGTTTATTGCAATATCACTATCTAAATAATTGATTAGTTCATGCTTTCCATCTTTATGTGTCAATTCATAGGACACGCATATATTATTTCCAAAATCATATTTAGCTTTCCACGGCTTATTCGCCCATTTATATATTGTGTTTTCAGCATCTATTTGTAAGTACTTTCCATTAAAACACTTTCCTCCATAAATATCAGCTTGCCGTACAAGCAATATATTTTTTATCAGATTCGATTTACCTGACGAATTATTTCCATAAAGTAAGGTCAGTTGCGGCAAATCAAACTTCGCTGACTTGATACTCATAAAGTTTTCAATCTCTATTGATTTAATCATTTTTCAAATTCATTAATAATTTTTAAATTTAAGCAAATTATATAAAAATGAAAAATACCAAGCGAATTAGTTGCAATTGTCAAGGATGCCAAAGAGCATGTCAGCATAAGCCCGGTTGGTTTTTGCCAGGCGAAGTAGAAAAGGCTGCAAACTTTCTTGGCCTTGATCTGCAAACCTTTTTTACACGTTATATAGGTGTTGATTACATAGGCTCAGAAAATGAAAATAGGGTGTATGTTTTATCTCCAAGCACTATTAATATGAAGCCAGGTGACATGTTCCCCTTTTACCCAGGAGGAACATGCGTATTTTTTAATGATGGGAAATGTGATATCCATCCGGTAGCGCCTTATGAATGTCAGGAATATCACCACACTGATGAACCAGATACTACACAGAAAAGACATCTTTGGATCGCAAAACAATGGGAAGGTCAAACTGAATTTATTACTAAATTACTTGGTCGTCCTCCCCATTCTGTAGAGCCTACAAGCCCCCGTGAGTATTTTAATGCGATGATGAAATATTTCGATTTATTAAAAGCCAAAGGTAAAATCCCTTAACGAGATCGTCTATTTTCAATATCATCCATAATACTCTTAATGTGATTTATGTCTTTATTTTGCTGAAACGCCTTATCAGGAAAATCCTTGACAATTTGATTCAAATGCTTACCACGTTCTTTAATATCTTCTTCATTCACCTCAGCAGATTCAGGAAGCATATTTTTTGGATATTTTAAGGCATTGATTTCATTATGCAATTGAACTTCTTCGAATTGTATTTTTAATCCTTCCAATAAGTTGTGAAAAAACTTCCAATCATCTGTATGTATTCTAAATAATTTTGAACTCATGATAAAACATAGAATTAAATTTAATAATACTGCTAAATTAATAATATTTTTAAACATGTGAAACTATTTCCTCAGCTTATTCATCGCATTTTTAAAACGTTCCCTTTTTTCTTCTTTACCGTATTTTTGATAGTGTTCATCTGCCCTCTTCTGCAAAATCCTTTTCTTTTCTTCATCTGAGGCAGAACTGAATTTTCCTAGACCTGGAATCCCTTTGCTATAATTACGTTTAGGTGTTGGTAATTCTTCCGTATTATACGATTTACAACGATAACACTGATACTGACCAATCAAAACCAATTCCCCATCAACAAATCCATATTTATATGTCGAAACGAAGAAAGTCTTCTTACAGTCTTTACATTTAAAATTATGATCCATCTTGTTGTGTTGTTGTAGTTATATCAGTATCTGTTAAATTAGTGTAAGTGATAGAGCCATTTGCACAAGTGATTGTATTATCGTACGGATAATATACCGGCCAATAAGTGTTATTTATATATCCTGAAATTTTATATTTTTGATAATCTTCAGGAAATTTTTCTTTCATAAATTTTTGCAATTTACTGATTGCTACAGGCTCACATAATCTAATTAGTTTAGCCTTCGTGTCAATTTCTATTCTCATATCTATTAGTTTTAAAATATCCCCGGTTTATTTTAGCTGTTAGCGGGACAAAAACCAGGGATCACGAAACCATACCGCTTATCTCCCATATGTTCTCCAGCCATATTCAGCTATTAAAATTCCATCTGCATCCTTGTGTTTTGTAATCAACTCTTTAAATTGAGGGAAAAGTCGAATGCCAATATCCCTCGATGCTTTCTTTAACTCTGGTGTCTTTAATCCCTTTGGCAATAATGGCCTTTGCCATTCTTTACTGTCGCAAAACATATAAGGGATGTATAACGTTTCCAATATCGTTAAAGTAGACTCCAATGCTCGTGCTGCACTCATACTCGCATTAAAACGAGTAGAATTTATCATTGGCCTTTCAACTAAACACAAACAATTATTTGCATTAAGCATATTATTAGTCAGCAAATTGCTCAATTCTAAAGTATCAATGCGACTAATTATTTTCTTTTTTTTAGTGTAATCCTGTTGTTTTACAATTGGTGTTTTGCAAAAAACTGATCCAAAACGACCGTTTATTATCCCTATTGTTCCGGTAACACCATTATCAATCCCGATTATGGTATTGCTTTTCGATTTTGCTAATTCCATTTTCTTTCACTATCATCAACATCCTACTGCACAAATTCATATCGCTCACATGTGTAGTGATTAAAACGGGGTAATTCAATACATTAATCGCAGACATTAAATTACTCAATCCTAAACCATCTAACCCCTCAAACTTCTCGTCCGCAAAAAGAAAATCTAACCCTCCATAAGGATGAGCTTTGTTGATCAATGCTCTAATTGTTAATATTAAAGCAAATTCCATTCGAGCTTGTTCACCCGAAGAAAAACTATTAAACTCGCGCACTTCACCCCGACGCATCACATATGGTGTAATACGATCGCTCAAAGTACCATCAGTTTTTATTTTATATCCTTCCCACTTAATCTGTATATCGCTCTTTAAATCCTCTAAAAAGCTATTGCATAATCCTTCGATCACCTGAAGGAATTGATGTGCTAAAAAATTCCTAAACTCCTTAAATAATACACCCCATTTCTTAACGTGGGCAATTTGAGATTCAAGTTCATTTATCTTCTTATCCAGACTATTTACATTCGCCTTTTCATTCTTTAACTCCTTCTCTATCCTATCTTTTGCATCTGTATTGTATTTCAGCCTTTTGATTTCTTTTTTTTGTTTTTGTAAATCATCAATCAGTTGGTTATTCTTTTCATTTTTTAATACAGCATCATCCAACGCAGCCTGTTCAAGATTGATAGTATGTTGAGTCTCTTCTATTTTATATTCTGATTCAGTAATCGAACGTCTTAACTTGTCTAAAGTATGCGTTACCGATCCGACTTTCTTATCGATTTTATCCTGTTTCTCATAAGCGGCCTTGATTTTAAGATCAATAGTGTCGATTTTTTCACGCAATTCAATCAGCTTTTTTTTCAAACTATTAATCGTGTCTTCATACCTAACTTTTTTCTTTTTGTTGTTTTCAATGTTTTTAGTCCCAGGCTCATCTCCCGGACTAAATTCATGTTGACATTTAGGGCATATAACAACAGACATTAAATTTTTATTAACTCTATTCAACATCTGTTTTACATCATCAAAAGTCAAAGTTTTTTCAAAAATCTGATCATTAATCAATATACGACTGTGCTTTAATTCATCAATTAAATCAATTTGCTCTTTCTTTCGCCTAGTTAAAGTCTCATAATCAACCTTTTCAATTTGACTTACACTCCACTCTGATTCCTTGATTTTATTATGCAGCTCAGCGATATTGCTTTTGAACATCTCAATTTTACGAGAGGTATTTTTGATGAAGTTTCCATTTTTAAATATACTAATCTGATATTGATCAATCGTCCTATCAATATTATTCAACCGATCCTCTTTGTTTCTATTGAATTCATCCTCTGTGTGACTGTCCACTTTAATAATCAAAGCTTCGATTTTACCTTCGCATCTTGAATAAGCAATATGTTTCTCTGTCAGCTCTTTTTCTAATTTAGCGTTTTTTTCAACCATTATAGGAATCACTTCACTTACAATATCCGCTTTACTAAAACGTCCTATTAGTTGTACTTTTTCTGTATTGCTGGAATTGAAAAAAGATTTATAACGTGACTTGTGTATCACATAGTAATTTTGCAAATCCTCACGCGTGATACCAATCCATTGATTGACGTAATTATTCCCATCCAAAATTGTTGCAATGCGAACCGGTTCATCATTGATTAATAACTCAATCGTGTTCCTACCTGTCTTTTTGATCCCTCTTGTAATAACAAAATATTCTTCACGTATAGGACAGTACAATTTCATGCTAACCATGGCCTCACGTCTGCCATGCCTAATTAATTCTTTATCTTTTAATTTAGCACTTGTGTTGCCATACAAACAAAATTCAATCACTGCTTGAAAACTAGTTTTCCCACTTCCATTGCTTACCTGATTTATATCTGTTTTATTTACTCCTTGAATTAATACACTCCCAGGAATAAACTCATAAAACATATCTGCAAAAGATAAAAAATCCTTAGCTTCAATTGATAATATCTTCATAGCAATTTATACTTGATTAAAAACTAAATTCAAGAAAGTAGACCCTTCGTCAAACGGCACAGATTTCATGTCACAGAATTTGCCAAAAAGCTGTACAATATGCTTTTGGTTGTACTGTGTGAATGAGTTATTTTTTACGACCGTCATACTTTGCGCAATAGCTTCATCTTTTGTTTCCACAACGTACCCCTGCTCTTCCAATCTGTTTTTGTTGATTGAAGCAATCTGATTCTTAGCTCCACTAAAAACCAGTCGTATATGTTTCTCTTGTGGATCATAATCTTTCAATAATTTTTTAATAGCATATAGATCATTGTATTTACCTAAATCAATCCGAACTGTTTCATATTTTTTAGTGTCAGATTTGATAATCTGAAATTCACGTCCGCTGTATATTAATGTATAACCCTTCTTCTCATCTTCACCAAAATTATCCTGACAAATTGCCGGTAAATGATATATGCCATCTGCCACCATCTGATAATTATGGTAATGACCAAAATATACAGCTACGAAACCTTTAAAAAGGTCTACCGTTAATTTATTATCCACCGTTTCACCATCATTATTCCGGCTCCCACGCACCGCTATATGAGAAAATAAAATATCATCCCCTTTATATTCTACTTTTTCTAAGTATTCAAGATACTTTTCATCCTCTAAAAAATATGGAATAAAATGAAAATGATATTTGCCTACCGGAAAAACTTGATAATCTTCTATCAAATAAAGATACTCATGTGTCTGAAAAGGCCTTAAAAAACTCATTTCTGACAAATAATCTGTTTTATCATGGTTGCCAGGGATGCACACAAGCATAATCTTATACTCCCGACATATTTCAAGTATGTCAAAAAAAGCATTAAAAACGTCCATACGTTGGCTAATGCGACTATCAAATACATCTCCTAAACAAATAATGTATTCTAAATCGTATTTATTAGCCAACTGGCACTGAAAAGCAACCAATCTTTTAATGGTATTAAGATTAGTGCTTTTCAAATGCCAATCAGTAGATACAAGTGCAATGGGCAAATACATTACTTATTTTTAAGAGTTTTGTTCTTTATTTTCTTCCTCATCCTCAATATATGCCCAAATATTATCTTTAATCTCTGTGCATTTATTACGAAAATTATTATCATTAAATAAATTGAATTTATTCTCTTTATCAAAACGTTGCAATCCTGCTGCAATTTTTTTAAAATCAGAACGTGTATAATTATTAGTGAACATTTGTTTCAATGATTTCTTTTCCAGTAATTCACTGATCTGCTCATCTGTTATCCTTGTTCTTTCAAAGAAAGTATCCCATCCTTCACGTTTGTTAGCATCCGGGAACTCTTTCCTGATCTTGTATTCAATCTTATTTCTTTTCCCTGGCTCCTTATTTACTACTTTTTCAATAATTAATGGAAATCCATTGTCAATATGAGAAAAACAATCAATTACCGGTTCTCCAGGTTTAGAAGATCCAACAATCAACGCTTCTACTTCCGAATACCATCTTTTATTTAATTCCAATAACTTTAATTCGCCTTTATCATTCCAAGCGAAACAAACAGTTTTTGTTTCAGGACGTATACCCCATCGCCATTTCCCTTCGACCCAACTGCCATGAATTGGAGCCAAAAGCTTTTCACGTTCTTTACTGTTTGATTCAATCTCTTTCAAAAAAGTCATTAAATGCTCAATATATGTTTCAATGATATCTTCCTTGATCAGAGGCCTATTATTTTGATCTTTAGGTCCATGTTGAGTGGAAATATATACTTTTCTCCTTTTCCAAACTTGAGCACCTGTCTTTTCGCCGTCGGCATTATATTCATCAATTAGTATTTCAAGATTAGCTATTCTAATTGGTACATACGGACTATCTGCCGGATCATGAGGAAAAGCAATTCTAAAAGTATTAATACCCTCATGTATTTCATGATATCCTACATATTCATAACCATCGTAAAATTTACGATCATATTTAGCAGCATCTTTTTGACACTCCTCAATATTGTGCATAGGCACACCCCCACTGTAAGCACTTCTATCGATATCCATATTGAAACATTAAAAAATTACACATCAAAAATCATTCACTTTCAATTACTTTGTTTCTCTGACCATATTTAATTTCTGGCTTTTTAATCAAAATTGTATTAATCGCTCCCTCAATCAACTCGTCATATAACTCCTCCGGCGTAACAGCTTTTACTATATTATTTAATTTTTTATCCTTACTTGAAGCGGCCCAAAACAGAGAATCGATATAGTCGTATTGTTTTTTAGCTTCAATTGTGGATTGCTTATTTTTTTTCCAGTCAGCATCACCTTTAATTACCTCATCTAATCCATTTTCAGTCAATTTGATTAAGGTTCCGTCTGCCAATGCTATTCTACCAGCGTTAGCAGCAGCATATTGGCGGTAGTTTCTTTTTAATTTTGCTTCATAAATGTCATGGTCCAATTTACACTCGCTCATATATTTTTCAGCTTCTGCTCTCATGACGCCTAACTTGGATAACAAAGCACTAATTGTTACTGCTTCACCGTACAAATTAGCGTAATCAATACCTGTTAGCTCATCAATATTAACCTCATTTTCAAATGCATTGTAATACAAAACAACAGGCTTACCTCCTAAATCAAGCACTTGTTTCTCCATCATCCCCTGCTTTTAATTTATCCAATTCTTCCTCTGTAATCGATAATAATTGGAACCCTTGTCCAATTACCTCATTATAAGTTACACGTCTGGTTACTTTTTCCCCTTTAATCAATAACTCTTTCGTAAAAACTAAATGCTTGATAATTTGATATTCTTTATTTTGCCATGTGATCCAACTCCCATCAGGAAAATAGAAATAACGATCAAATTGATCATACATATCTATCTGATTTTCATTAGAATAACAAAATTTCGGCAACCCATTGCCATTGCCCATCCATTTTAATACATACTTATTCCAGGTTTCGCAATCAGTAAAAATAGAATTTGCACCTAAGCGCATTGCTAATTTTAATATCTTACGACACTTTTTGTTACAGATATCGGAAAATTTTTTTTTATCTTCTTCTCTACTGTAAGTCAGGAATCTTGCATAATAAGTCAGATATTCCAACTGCAAATTGGCAAAATAATCCCATATCCAAATCTCACGACTTTTCATATGATTACTTTTATGCTCAAGCACTTATGCAGACAAAATATCTACACGCTTATCATTTAACAATTGATTTAAATAAAGACAATAGCTATTAATCAATAGCTTGTTTGATCTTTTAGTACTTTTGTGACAAGTTTTAAAATTGTTAATCAATCGTTTACAAGCAGCACAATGTTCACTCGTTTTACAACTCTTGATTACACGAACGATTTTACGCACACTTTTTAGCATTCTGTAATGTGACCACATAACAATTTAGTTTTTAAACTACGAATTAATGCATTAGACTATTTATTTTTTTAATTCAATAATACATTCTAATCTATTTTAATTCAAAACGAAACGATCACATAGATCTTTATATAAATCAAATACTAATGGCATAAAAATACCATAACAATGAGATAAAGTTAAAATGATATTTAAGAAAAATCAAGTTTTTATATAATTTTTTTTGGATTTTTCTTAATTGTTATAACTTATTGAAAGAGTAACATTTTCTACCAAATCATGAACAACGGAACGATAAATATCATTATTAGTTGGATCACGTTCATATAAATTTGCAGCCACAGCATCAATTGCTGTCAGATTAAGCCTTCTTTTAATCCAAAGTCCTATTTCTTGTCCATTAGTCATACTGCCAATCACAAGTGGACTTGCACTTGTAGGTACAGAAAAAGTGCCAATAAAAGGTTGAGTAAAGCGCGTGCGCGTGCGCTCGATCATGGGATTACCATCTGCATCATTTGTTGTGGTCACAGCAGCAATTTCGAATATCCCATAATTGGAAGTTGGTAATACAAACCAAGCACGCACATTGGTAACCGTCGCACCAGTTGTATTACGTAAGATTAACGCAATATATTCATCTCTATTCTCACGTATCGTATAAAGCGAAATCTCAGCAAATAAATTGCCAAAATCATTATTTTTTACGATTGTTGATGCACGATATCCCCCAAGGGATCTGATAACCGTTGTTTGCGCATCTTGATAACCTGTTGATGTCGTATAATACAGTTGCATAACATTTATCTAATAATCCATGACATATTGAAATAATGACGCCTGGCATCAATATTATCTCCCATTAATGTTTCTAATTGATTAAATTCGGTACCCGCATCTACTCCACGCGTCAATTGCAACGTTACACCGTTATCATTAAGATCATTTGCATAACCATAAATGTCTAAAGTAGTTAACCCAGTAACTAAACCAATTCCTTCAGCAGCCGTAATTCTAAAAATAGGCGTAACAGCATCTGTTCCATCATGATCAAAAAAACCTGTTGCAACAACAACTAAACCGTATTGCCTAACATATATACCTCGATCTGTAATATCATCACCAAATGCCCCACTAATAAAAACTTCACTGACCGTTAATGTATTGTTGATCGCATCAATCCTCGAATCCAAACTATTTATTTCTGCATTTGCATTTGTTATACGAGTATTTGTATCATCAATTAACTCATTCACATTATTAATCACCTCAGTTGTTCCATATGCTGCAAAAGCAGTTGTTGAAGTGACATTTGGTGTTGGTGGTACTGTATCTGTCCATGTAAAATTTTGAGCAAATGTCCACCCTGTTATTCCAGCTGCTGCATTCTCTCCAACAAAGGCAATATAACCTGGCATCCATTGTCCACCAGGAAAAGTAGCAGCACTTTTAGCATATAATTCGATCCTACTTGTTGTTAAATTTACATAGTATAAAAATCGAGGCCTGAATGTTGCGCCGCCACCCATCAGTACATTATCAATAATCGATGGAGTATTAGTGCTGCCAATTAAAGTGTTTGCTATCCGTAAATCAATAACTACACCACCATTAGGCTCACATCCTTGCCAAAATAAACGAGCATAGTTGGTATTAGTGCTAGCAATAGATCCAATAAGCATGTACTGATCCACCGCACTTGGAGCAGGCAAAGCTCTTCTTATTATAGCTCCTTGTATACCTGGAACATCAAATTTCCAATAAGTATCATCAATATCTCTTTGATCTTGTATTGTTACAGTATTTGATGCATTCATAACCCGAGCAACATAAAAAAATCTTCCTACTTGTTCTGGTGTTAAAGCAGGTGGGGTATTAGCAACTGTTTCTTGCACAAGCTCGAAATTACATGAATCATACAAATACAACCCTTGTAATTGTTCTGTCGTTACTATTTCTCCAATTGGCGTTGTTCCTATTACAATATATCTCAAATTTGATTCTACTTGAAAACCTACTGTGCTTGTCAACACTGCATTTGTATTATCAACGATATTAACTACTCCATATCTTCCCGAATTCAGCAAAGTAGTTCCATCTTCTCGCATAAAACGGATCTGTACAGCAACATCTGTGGCCTGCCCTCGTAAAACCTGATTAAATAGAGTTCCTACACCTGTCATGTTTCCATTAGCATCAATGGACACAGTCCCGACCTCATAACGCCTAAAAACATGACTTATCCTTGCCCAATACCAATTACTGTCATTTGTTACATTAATGTTACCAGTTGCAGCCAATCGTATTAAACGACCATCCGCATCCAAAGCCTGACTTTGCTCTTTTTCTATTTGTATTGTTCCTGGTACTGTTCCCTGGCTAACCTGAAAATTGGTATCTGAACCTACAAAATTTGTTTGTATAATACCAAATTGTCTTGTATTACTAACAATGGTATTTTGAGCAATATTATCTGCTAAAAACTCTTGAAACCGGTTTAGTTCTTCTCGTTCTAAAAAAACTTTCCTCGTAAAATTAATTTCACTCATGTTACAGCCATTTTGATATTAGAAATGAATTATATGGAATCAATTTATTCTGGATAAATAAACGTGCGTTTTCATCATTCAATTCCCCTCCATTATCCATGTATCCTACAATGATGTTTTTTACTCCAAATAAACCCTGACTTATGGGCAAATCACGTGGTCTTACTTTAATATCATATAGATAAAAATCAGATTGATTAGCCGTACCTGATGCTGTAATTGCCAATCCTAAAAATGCTGCATTGGTTGGCATCCGCAATCCTCTATAACCCCGAAAATTACCTTGCAATCCAGTCGTAAAAGTTGTTGAACTACCATGAACAATAGCATTAAAACTATAATAAACGTTTTGCACTAAAACATTTTCCTGACCCGGTGTAGCCTGAAAACTATTAACATTAGTCCCGCTACCATCAATAGGACTCATATTCACTCTTGCTAAAGAAGACGAATAAGCAAATGCTGAAAAAGACAAATTCAGCGTATCTGTGCTGATTTTTTTAACCTTAAAAGTAATTTCATAATCTTGTGTGTGATTTACAGGAAAAAGAAAATTAGTATTAGCCGGAGCTGTGCCTGTATCTATCCCATAAGTGCCAGGAGTTCCTGCATACGAAGTAATAGCCATTACATTTTGGCTAATAGCAGCATCTTGTATAATTGCAATATTAGATGACCCTACTAATGGATAATTTGCTAAACTAGTTACTGCCGTAGTGAATTCATAACCCATGATCAGGTTAGTAATGTTAGCTGTACCTGTCCAAGTCGGAGAACTTAACCCTAAACACCAGCCAAACGAACTTGACTCAGTTAAACCAAAAATGAAAAAATCATTTAATTGCCAATCTATTAACCGCAACAACTCACCATCTACTAATTCATTAGTGTCTGTACCAGGTGTGGTTATACGATTAGTCCCACGTCTTCTGTATTCATTTACTCTGTTACTGTATATTATTGCTTCTTCATCCAGATTTAGATCAAATGGAAGCGTGATATCAAAATTGCGCAAAAACTGAGTCAGTAATGTTCTATTTGCCGGAATATTCTCAAAATTGCGCATCCAATAAACAAGGATTGCAAATAAATGTGTTACACTATACCAATAAACAATAAAATCCTCATCATTCTTGCCTAATCTATTACGATCAATGTAATCCGGCAATAAGCCTCTTTGATATAATTTTTCAAGTACATTTAATGCCCACCCTAATACATTTGGATCAAGCGCTTCAAAAAGACGTTTAAAAATAGTCGTATCATAGATAGGGAATCCTAATTCCTGAAGATCACCTGAAAGAGTAACAGAATTAAAAGTAAGGTTCCCACCCGCATCGGTCCCTTCTCTGGTATATGCGATGTCAACAACAAAAGAATCTTTTCTAGCTACCTCTACGCCTCTAACATTTAACATCGTGAGGTCAACAAAATCAGTGAAAGTAAAACCTCCATCCGTTGAATAGCGGAATTGTTTGCGAAAAAACTTAGAAGGTGTAGCACCTGCTAGCCAGGTATTACTAGGCACATCAAATATATACCCTGTTCTTTGACTTGCCCAACTGTAAAACCTATTGTTTGTAAATGCACTTTGAAACAAATAATCATGTGGAGGAGCAGGAAAATTGTCAGACCATGTATCAGTAGCAATATTGTAACTAAATAATAGATTTGGTCCACTTGTACCTCTTTGATTAATAGTATATATAATGCCATTTACTGCATCTAAAACAGCATTCCTAATTTGTGTATCTCTCCCCGCAACTATGCTTATATTAGCTGACCATGCAATAAAACTCCCATCAGTTGCATCAAATATTGCAAGACGCCCTTGCCCACCTGTAGGCTCATTTCTGCTCACGGTTAAATACAGCCTATTGTTATGGAATATAATATCTTCCCACATTAATACTCTCACAAATGATACTCCTGGCGTATTTGTAGCAATATTATATGATGCCACACGATTCCCAATAATTATCCACAATATATCATTTTCAATTTCTCGTGACATCGCGTTGTGTTGATGTATCCTATCACCCACAAACACTTGACCAGTTGCAAAATTTTGAACCACTAATTCCCAAACCCTTGTCGTTAAATTTATTCGATATAAACTTGCTCGAAAAGTATTTTCAACACGTTCTGCATTAAAAGCATATAAAAAATTACCACTTAAAGCTAATCCACCGATTCTCGCACTGACATCAGGATAATCTAAATCCCACACACTATTAGTTAAACTATAAGCACCTATCGAAGCATTATTAGTATTTCCATCAGATGCTGAGATTGCAGCATAAATAATATTACTTACCCCTATAGGTGTAAAAATTTGATTATTCTGCCTATTCCCTTGTGCAAATGGCTGAATCATACCAGGCATATTCCCTCCAGTAACTTCACCTTCTGTGTCATCAGCGAAAGTAGTTAACGATAACAACCCTACAACAGGCACCTCACTCCTAATGCGAATCACATCACCTATTTCGGTACTTCTATTTTCTACAATGGCCATTATACCAATATTTCTTTTTTAAAGTTCTTAAAGCCATAATGCTGACAAAGCATGTAAATACTGTACAAAATTGATTCTCTAAATCTTTTGGTATATTCCGGATCTTTCAATTTTTTCAAATCTTCCGGGTGATCCATAAAAAGAAATTCAATTAATACAGCCCAATAATTAGGTTTTATATACTTATTTCCTGCAATCACAGTAAAACTTGCTTCTTTCCCAAGTGTATACTTGTCCAATCTACGCCATCGACATTCAGGAAAATCATTGATCAGATTTTTAGCAATGAATTCACCAATAAAATCACTTTCATCTTTTTCATTATTTGTAAAAAGCTCTATTCCGGTACCTCCACCAGCATTATTGTGAAACGATAATAAGATACGAATATCTGCTTTATCTTCAAATTTATTTGCACGTTTTACTCGTTTGGTAATTCCCGGCTCTGTGTCTTCCGATACTGTTTCCACCCATGGAATGCCTAACGATGTTAAATCAGTACTTAAATCATCTACAAATTTATCACTCCATTCCCATTCAATATGCGAACCATCAGGGCTTCTTTTTCCTTTGACATTTTTTCCATGTGCCCGATCCAATATAAATAAAATCTGATCCATATATTATAATCCTTTCCAATTGTTTGGTATACTAGCAAAATTTGCAATATTCGTAGCACCTGCAAATGCATTAGTAAAAGTCGTAATCCCAGTATTCAACCAAAAAGCATTAGCATTTATAGTGCTCGTTAAAGAAGTACATTGATTTGCAAACCTGGTACAATTAGGATTAGCTGTAGTAACCCAACCTGATGTATCTAATGTTATCAAACTAGTACACCCGTTTACAAAATCTGTAAAATTAGTCACAGCACTAACATTCCAATTAGAAACATTTAGTTCTGTTATAGCTGTAGCATTTGCAAAAGAATTAAAATCAGTAACATTACTGACATCCCAATTGGAAACGTCTAATATTGTAATCGCTCTACAATCATGAGCAAATTGGCTGGCATCAGTTACGTTTGATGTGTTCCACCTGGAAACATTTAATCCTTCCAGCCCTGATCTGTTTTGTGCAAATACGCTGATATCTGTTACATTTGATACATCCCAATTAGTTACATCTATACGTTTAAAAACAGTATCATCACTCCCTGTTATACCCAAAAAATTAGTAAGATTTGTTACTTTAGAAGTATTCCATCTCCCAACATCTAAAGTTACTAAAGCTCTACAATTTTGTATAAAATAACCAAAATTTGTTACGTTTGAGGTATCCCATTCTCCAACTGGTAATTCAGACAAAACAGTACATCCTAACGCAAATTGCGAAAATGTCGTAACACTTGATGTGTCCCAAATTGAAACATCTAAACGTGTCAAAGAAGTACATCCTCTAACAAAAAAACTAAAATCAGTAACATTTGAAACATCCCAATCTCTTGTGTAAATTTCCGTTAAACCAGTACATCCAAAAGCGAAAATCGCAAAATTTCTTACTTTAGACGTATTCCAAAATCGACTATCAAATGAAGTTAATGAAGAGCATCCTGAAACGAAAGCTCTCATATTTGTTATATTTGTTGTGTCAAATGTGGTTGTGTTAAGTGTCGCTAAAGAAGTACAATTTCGAAATGCTTGATTAGCTGAATTTACACCTGCAAAATTATTTAAATTAGCACTGGTCAAATTGCTACAACCAAACATAAAACCTTCCATATTTTGGAGACCTACATCTCCCATTTGATCAAGACTGATCACCATTGCCGCACTGCCTCCATTATTAAAAGAGAAAGAAGACATCGTGCCGGTTATTGATATTTGATAATCATCCCCTGTTGTGTAAGTGTGAGATGGGCTAGCAGTTGTAACTGTTTCTGTACTTCCATCACCCCAATTAACTACGAAATTATTAGTTCCAGCTGCAGGAATCACAAAAGATTGCCCATCAGTCACTCGAATTGTGATTTGAAATGCCGGGTCAATGTCAAGTACTTCTTGCACTAACATTGCCTGATTAAAAGAAATCATGCTATAGTTGTTCCTACGACTAAAAATCATTAGCTCACCTTCACTAATTAAGTCCCCTACCTGATAGGCAAAACCACTCTGTCTTATTTCTGTGCCATCCAAGTCTCTGATTTCAACAATCGGACCTTCCCTTCCATCATTAGGTGCATCAATAAAAACAAAAATCTCTGCCCCTCTACTATTAAATATTCTATAGTTTTTCATCTCCTATCATTTTTTATCAACATCTAATCCTTATTATCACATAACTATTTAGGTAACAGCTGGTATAATTACTGTTTGCGGTAAATTTGCATCTCTAAAACCTGGAGGAAACACCAGTTGCCTTAATGAAGTGCCAAATGAAGTCGTAGGAGCATCTGTTACAACTAATTGAGCTGTACTGGTATTACTACCGGCACTAAACGTAATATCAACTGGAACATCATCTATACTATTGGCTTGTAATATGAATAGTCTTATAGTCGTATTTGATGTAACGGCTGTTGTTAAAGAACCAGATATATCAAAAGTGACAGTACTCGAACCAGACCTTGCAGCAGTATATGTAAATGTTCCTTCATTAAATGTTATCGTTGAAGCATCTACATTTATTGTAGGAGTTAAAATGGTCAAACTATATCCAGCTGGAACAGTATGTTCTGACATTGTAACAGTAAATGCGCCTGTACCAGAAACACTACTAAAGGTACTTTGTTGCACAACTTGTTTTTGGCCAGCAGGGAAAGTGATACTACTAGTACCTGAATCACCAGTATTTTGTCCATTAACTATCGTAACAATAACAGTTATTGAATTTGCTGGTGCATCATCCAATTCCATAAATATTGTAAATAAATGCGATGAAGCTGATCTTCTGATTGAGTCAGCACTTGCCTCTATTGATGTATCTAAAGCAGCCGGAACATTAACAGTCAATGGTAAGTTTGAAAATTCATAGCCACTCGGAACACTGCCAGCTGTTATTGTTACATCATAAGTCCCTGATATTGCATTTGTTATATTCAATGCAGTTATAGCTGATGAATCACCAGCGTTAAATATAAAATTAGATGAAGCCGTAGCTCCAGCTCCATTTGTGTTGCTTGAATTTATATTAACCAATGCAAAGCCAGGTGCTGTTGCACCACCGTCTAAAGTCGCTGTGTAATTTAAATCCACTGATGATGCGCTATTCCGTGTTGGTGACATAGCTATAGTAATACCTGTTGGAGCCGCAGGGACATTTACAGTCAATGGTAAATTTACAAAGATATGGCCTGCCGGTAGTGTAGTTGGCGATGTAACGGTTGCAACAAAAGCACCCGATGAGGCAGCACTCTCATTAACTGCACCAGAACCCCCTAAAAAACCAGCTTGTACAATGATTAATGTACTTACAGAGCCACCACTACCATCAGAATTTGCAATATTAACTGTAATATTTAAATTTTCAGTTGATATACGATCTAAAGAAATCTGTATTGAATATTGAACCGTACTGGTTCCAGATACTCTATTTGGAGTAACCGCTAAAGACACCTCAATAGGGCCAATCTCAAAATACTGTCCCATCGTCGCTATTATACTCATGATGAATAATTATCTGAACATTCTAACGTATACAAAGTATCACTATCTCTTTTAAGAGTGAGCTTGAAAAGATTACCGTTTGCAGGTAAGGTCAAAGTCCTCGTACCGGCATTCCATCTGCTTTCACTATCTTGCATCCTAGTACCACTAGGAAAAACTAATGTTGAAGAATTTGAACTGGTTCCTACTTCAAAAATTGCCAGTTCCGCATTAGTAGTATTAGAATATACAACTGAATTTGATCCTGTAATAAATGTTAGACTATTTGTATATAACTCATTTAAACCATTCCAATCAAGAGTCATTGTATTACTAACAACAGGTGCATTTGAAATTCTACGTCTGGTGACCCCATTTGTTATTGCGGTCCTTTCAGCTGCCGTAATAATTTGTCCACTACCTGCATTTGTAACATCATTAAACTCCGTTACGGAATGATCTGCTGGATTAAAAGTGGTGCCACCTACGGGATTAGCGGCAACAAAAGCTGTAAATGTTGCCGTACTATTGGTTGCGACACTTCCTACCGCAACTACTTTATAGGTAGAATCTACGCCCAGATTTGTCAAGGGCAAAGTCGCATCTTCCATTACTACTGCTGCTGTGGATGCGGATGTTGAAGTCGAAGCAGTTAAATTTAGATCAACTCCTGCTGAATTCCCAACAATGGTTAAACTTCTGGGGATCGTCACAAAATTGGCACGTAAATAATCTAAATTGATATTGACCGTTAATGTTCCACTAGCAGCAGAATCTACAACAATATACAAATCTGTATTAAAAAAATTATTCCATTGCACAGTCGGATTTGCAGTAGAAACTGTTGATGTTGAAATACTTTGTACAGCATTTGTGATCGGTTGCCAGGTTCGATTTATTCTTACATAGTACGTCCCATCTAAGGCTACATCACTTATACCAGTATCTGGAGTAGTCCATTCTACATCATAATCAGTTCCTGATGCCTTGGTAAGAACCTGATCGTTTGTACCACCTGCTGGTAATAAACGATTAGCTGGAGTAGGCGCTGGAATAGTAGGTTTATTTTCTATATATGCATCATTCGCGGTATCTGTTTCATTCCAATCAGCCTGCACATTTACTTCCGCTGAGGTGTTAATTGTCACACTCGTGCTATCACTGCTTAAAGTAATATTGGTGCCTGCTATTAAACTTTTAAATCGTAAATCAACTCCTACTTTTTGCGCAAAAATACCTTCTCCTGTTCCTAAATTACTTGCTGTGTTATCTTCTCCACCCGAGGACATAGCAATAGGTTCCCATATGCTAGTGACCGAATTATACAAATTTATTGTTTCAGGTGAGACACTTGTATTTCGCCACAATAAATTAGTATTTGTGGGAGCTGTAGCGCTTACAATCAAAGCTCTTACATTTCCTAAATTTTGTGTTGCCATATCACGTTGTCGTTAAATTTAAATCACCTGCATTATCAATACTATATATCGCCGGATTAATATCATTGACTATCAAATCCCCAGCTTCATTAATGAGAAAAATTGCAGAAATATTTTGATAGGTATACCCAAGATCACCACCAATAAAACTAACACCCTCACGTTCCTCATCAATAATGGGTACGAAAAATGCCAATTGCACCGCTCCTTCGTCTTGATAGAATAAAAAGATTTCAAGCGATGTTCCTGTCTGGGTGACTCTTTGGCCTACATTAATATATCTGTCTTCTACTGCCATATTCCTTTATTCAGCAGGATAAAACACCGGAGACAATACATTTTGACTATCAAAAATGATATTGCCCTGCAAATCTCTCATGATAAAATTTCTTACTCTTGGTAATTGATTAACTGGCACAATCTCATCATTGCGCGGATTAAATTCAGCATCCGGCACATATCTGACCCCTTCTGTATCCTGAACAATTCTAAGTAACTGATCCCACTCTACAAGTTGATTAGGTTGCCAAAACCTGAAATCAAGATATTTACTAATATTAATTTGTATCTGTCTGCGAACCTCATCGGCATCAAAATTATCTGCAATTTGCACTCTAAAATCAATACCGGTAGTTCCCCCTACAGCATACCAGATCACATTGACTAATTGAATATTAATTAAATCACCAAATCGATTAATGTCTGTAATTGGAAAAAAACGAGTTGTATTATCAAGCAAATCCTGCAATTCTCCAGTCGTTAAGTCAACTCCATTTTGTGTTACGATCGCTAATTGTCTTGTTCCTTGTTCACTCGTTCCTAAATTAATTGTTCTCAATACTCTATTATCTTGATTTTGAAACAATTGATTAAAGTAATCCAATGTAGATACACTAACAATGTTCAAATTATTACGAATACGTTGTCGAAAAATCTCATCACTTTCCTGATCCGTCCCACCCGTAGCAATATATTCATTTGTGACTGCTACATGTCCATTGGGCAACGGCACTACATTAATCACTGAATTAGGATCGACATTTGTAAGTGTGCCTGTATCAACACTTCTAACTTTTACATAAATAAATCCTTGATTACCTACCGTTGCATTTTGTTCTAACTCGAAACGAATGCCTTCATTATTTACAAACGCGTGCGTTCCTGCCACATAAGCAGTACCTATTTCTGCAATGATACGTAAATACGTGCTACTACCAGTCGCTGTTCTTCTAGGACTAACCCCAAACAAATCAGCCACACGATCCAGAAAATCACCTGTTGCATTGTCAGGAAATAATTTTGCTTCAACAATAGCAATATCTTTAAGTGCTTTCTGAGCCACTTTTGCTACCCCGTAAGCTGTACCATTTAAAACACTATTATCCGAAACATCACTTACCTTATCTGTTTTGTTTAGAAATAGCTCTATAAATAACTGTTTTAGCTTTGTTATGCTGGTCGGTTGTGTTATCACTTTCCATACGATAAAGCTTCAAATCGAAATCTATATATTCAGGTTAGTGACAAAGCTGTCTTTCAATATTGATTGGACTTCCAGCTTCATAAAAACACTATCCTGCTCAACAAATATATCTAATAAATTGACTTCAGAAAATCTACCATCTTTCCTGAAAATATTCAACAAGTTACGAAAAATTGTTGGATATTGTATGATGTTCACATTACTTCCAATTACTTCATTTTCGATACCATCTTCGGGGAACTCAGGAATACTACCTTTTCGCGTCCTTAAAATAGTATCTAACGTTTGTTGCAAAGCAGCAGAAGAAATAACGGTAATTAAATCATTATTTTCAAAAACAAATCCTCTTTTTATGTCTTTGCCATATACATTATTCTCCTGTAAATTGTCAACAATGTTTGGTAAATTAAAATTAACACTATTTTGTAAGTTGATCTGAAATATAACACCTCCATTTGAAGTGTAATCTTCTTCAATGGTATAATTTTCAATCGTTGCTCTTGCCCAGGCATTGTCATAATTTGTAACACCTCTCTCTCTTAAAACTGTTTCAAAAGTTTCACCCTGACGTAAGACCCGATTTACTTTTATTTGACTATCGAATTGCGTAGTACGAGATGAACGTGTCCACCGATCCATGTTATTAATAGTCTCAAGCGCTACAAAAATATCACTATATGCATCCAAAATAATCCATGCATCGATTGTTTGAAACCTATCTCTGTATAGATCAATCAAAGGCTCAATGATTGTCACCTGTTGATTTAAAGCATCTAATATTGCAAAAGATGACGCTACCCTGTCAGCACCGTTATAGTAATCAAGGATATTCTCATAATGATTAGCGACAAAAGATCGATATTCTGTGAAAAATGTCGTAATGTCGTAACCTGTAATCTCCCGAAATGTATCTAATCCTGCTATCATCCTATTATCCCGGTTAATGAGTTTGCCACTGTATTTACTCCTTGCTGAATGGCTCCTATCCCTAATGTTCTGACTAAACTACTTGGTCCTGCACGATTTTCTAATGCATTTAATGGAGCCAAAACAGTCATATTTAGTGTATATTCCCATATCATGTTTTTATCCAGCGTTTGCTGCACAGTAATTCCACTTGGTGGAATTGTCACTAAATAACTTTCTCCTAATGCTAAATTATAAAAATATAATCTAAATGGTTTACCTTCAAAATCAACACCGTTTGATTTATTAACAATTGCCTTTAATATTCTTGTTGCTCCATAACCTGTTTTTACGCCAAAACTAAAAAGTGGTGTCGTAAAAGATAACCGACCCAAATTCCTGGCTTCTGATAAGCTATATACTCCACTTTGAGTACTCCAGGCAATTCCATTTGCTTCCGTTGCTTTTGGGGATAATAATATTCTGAAATGCCTACCGAAATTACCCTTGATCTGAACTGATTGAGGAACGAAGGCATCACTTGTAAAAACTGTCACACCACCGCTTGTTTTCCTGATTGTCGTCCGTGTCGGTTCTGTTTTCGTAATCTGATTAGGAAGAATTGGGAAAGCAAAATAATCGATAGTATCCCCTGCTCCGGTTGTTAACTCCAAGGCCATTAAATAAACCTCGATGTCCGTAGGGAACAAAGCGTGTACCGCTGCTCTTCCAACAGTATCAACTAATTGACGATATCTCGTTCTTGCGGGTTCTACAGGCATAACTAATCAGTATAAGAGATTGTTGAATTTACATTTCCGTAATCGCCAGGTGAAGCCGATGATATTGCACTATTAAAAGGCCCTGAACTGGCACTTCCTGCCGTCGCATCAACCGTTGATAAGGCTGCACTTATGGCATTCACTAAAGTTTCTAAATAAGTATTGGTTTGATTAAGCTGTGTAAGCAATTCCATACCTTTAGGAACTGGCTCAGATCCTCCACCAATGTTAAATCTTCGTTGAGGTAAAATATTTACATCATTATTGTTTATTGTCACCGTAGTTACTAAAGATTCATCATTGTTATTGCTTCTTAATGTTATATCTCGTCGGGTGCTAATGTTTATTTGATTATCGATGGAGGCAAAAAACGAACCATTGCAATTAATTGTAATACGGGTATCTGTCTGACCTATGCAATTCAGTAATATACTAGCCGCATCTTCACGGTTAGTCGCATTAATAATTATATCACCACTCTGCGCATTAGCTTCAAGAGTCACTTTATTATTACGGAATAAACGTGTAAAAAGAAAACCATACTCACGTAGCAATTGACTTTCATCTTCTTTACACAAAACCCCAATAATAAATGGCTTATTATTAAAATGATTGCTTACATATACGACAGCACTTCCCAAATCATCAATCGTTTCAGGAAATTCAATATCACGCAGCGCAGATTTTGTTATATAACAATCATGAATAAAACTACTCCCCTGATCCGGTATGATACTAATCTTTTCTTTATTGAGCGCAGTCTGTACATAGTCACGACGGTCTATGTTACGCGGCAGAACTACGTAGCCATACCCAACTGAATCAATCGCATTGCGCTGCATTTTTCTATCTATACCTTCTATCATTGCTTATATCTTCTATGTAAATTGCCTCATTTGTTGTCGCTCCGCAAAAAATCTAAATATTTCATCGTTTACACCAAACTGACCTGCTGAAGTTCTTACTGCTGTTGGCCCTTGTTCAATATTTCTGATAATTGATCTAATAATTAAATTAGTATTGACAATATTGAAATAACTATATTTAATGTTTGGACGAACAATCCCCGTCAGACCACCAGTTAACGATGTGCCGATCGCCGTAAATCCACTAACAGGTTCAAAATCCCCAACTGGCAATGAAATACCATTAATATATGCGAATTTCATGCCTCTTTCAACCGTCAGTGTTGTAACTCTTTCAACAATATTATTAGAAAATACAACACTATTATTGACGGCTGTCACATAGTATAATTCATTTGTAGGATCTAACCTGACAAATGTCCCGACCTTAATACGTCGATCACCAACAAGTGTAATAGTCCCTCTACGAGTAAAAGGCAAATAACTATTAATGTCAATGATATATTTAAGATCGTTAAGAATATTTTCAATAAAAGTATTCAATTTCAATGATTGTTCATTCTTATTCCCTTTTAATGTCCCTTTGAAAATATAATTGTCAGTTAATATTAAACGCTTGTTTCCAAATTTATTGACATACTGAGGAAGAAATATAATAGGAATAATACTTAAACTGTCTGTGTCACTATTGCCTAAAAAGGTGTTTTGTGCCTGAATTTGATACCAACTGTAATAACGTGTTTCCCAATCCAGTGTATAACCTGTTATATCTTTTTCAAAAAGGGTGATATAACTAGCATCGTTAGGTTCTTCTGTTGTAGATGCGTTACCTCCACCAATCACCCGACGTATAGCGGCACCAGTTAAGGGGGCCTGTCTAATAGTAAAATCGAAAGTATCGCCATTAGTGTCACCCCAGAATTCTACAAAAGGTTCCTGACAAATACGTTTCACATAGTTCAGTAATGAACCATCTGGCTTAGCTAATGAATCATCTGCAATACGACGGTTATCAGTTACCGGATCAATAAAAAGCTTCACAATTTTCCAAATACCACGAACATCTTTAGTCTCTATATAGTTTCGATCAGCTCCAGTCACAGTAAATCGTTGTGTCACACGGTCACCATAAGTGTCAAATAGTTCATCATTAACAATCCTTAAATTTGCAAGGTGATTGATAATAAAACCCATTGAATCACGAATACTTTTAACAGCATAGTTGAAATAGTATTCATAAGCTCCACTGATAATGTTTCGCTTAAAATAATCCTCTTCTGGGTTTCCAGCATAAATAAAACTTAAATCACTTCCGGTACTAAAGATTGTTGGTATAAAGTAACTTGCATCATCAATTAATAATTTCATTAAATCACGACCAGTTACCTGAACAATCTTTTCTACATTTTCCTCAACTCGTGATACCCTAACGGTATCAATTAATCCAATCATGTCCCACACCTGGCCAGGGAGCATTGTATTTGAAATCATCGTTTCTCTCCTAGCCTCAGTTCTCCTGGTTTCAAGCGCTAAAGTCTCATAACGTAAAAAAACTAAATCGTTGTATTGAAGAAATGTTTCAAAAAATCCTTGATTATTCCCTATGAAAAAACGTTCTGAAAAAAATGTAAATGCTTCAGCTCTATTGACTGGAAAAACATTAATGATATCACGATTTGTTTCTATGAAATTGCCAAGTGTATCATTTACTGGTTCAGTTTCTCCTCCGATCGATAGAGTTTCAGTTAGTGTCAGACTAAAACTGCCTACCTCCATGTTTTTGGCAGTAGACATTCTCATCACAAACGGACTTATATCATAAATTTGATTGACAGCACTAATCCAAACATACACTCTTATCTTTTCTTCGATCAACTGCGTATCGACTCTTGCTTCAAAGTTAGTCACCTTTTCTAATGCCACATAATTCGGATCACTCATTAAATTAGTCAAATTTTCACTCCAATAGGCATTAAAATCTGTTTGGGTCAAGAATTGATTATCACCATACAGTGTAAGATATTCAATAGTAATTTCATCCGTAGGTAACACCAAATCAGTGCCAGGTTTTATAAAAGGTAGATCGAAAAAGGCTAATTGACCTTGATAAAGTGCTTTTTCTACATCATTATAAACAGCGTAGATACGATCAGCGTTATTCATGCCGGTTCCACCATCAAACCGCAAAAAACGATTAACAGGTATTTCCTGAAAAAACAAACGATTCGAAGGATTTATAAAATCTTCCAAAGTAATATTTTCTCTTCCGTTATATGTGAAAAAATAACTTTTAGGCATAATCGTTTATCTTAGTGGACTGGCTTGTAATTGTTTCATTTGTCTATCGTTTTCCTTCTCTGCATCAGTTCTTTCATCAACTGGTCTTTGTTCACCTATTCCCTCAAGCGCTCCAAATACCTTATCTTTTAATGTATCGATTAGTTGAACGATTGTATCTCCAGCCAATTCCAAAGCACCAGCTATTTGCTTACTACTCGCTTCAATTGGAGGGACAAATTTGTCCGCTTGTGCAGTAAAGTCACGTGGTTCGGCTATCTGCTCACGCTGCAATAATTTGGCAAAACCACCACTTTTTATTACCTCTCGAATATCTTTTATCGATAATTCCGGCAAAGCAGTTCGTAGTGCTAATACAAGAGCATCGCCACCGCCCGTTCGCTCACGCATGATCTCGAAGAACCTCTGTAAACCTGGTTGGCTCTCTGCACTTAATCCACCCTCCAAACGCTCTTGTATATCTACATATGAAGCGCCGGGATCTGTTTCACGAAAAGCTCTCATTAATAGAGCACGTGTTACCGGATTTGCTGTTCTTCCTAGCCCACCAAGGGCACCTACGGTTCGTTGAAGTTGTACACCTTCGAATCCTGTCCGACTAGCTATATTTGTAATTAATGCAGACAACCCTTGCGCATCCAGATCTCCACGTGTAGATAATATTTGACTGGCTGCATTTGTAAAAGTACCTACCATTTCGGGCACCATTTGAATTGCCTTTCCTGATTCTCGTAAATATTTATCGAATTGAGCCAAAACACGTGAAGGATCATTAATACTTCTATCATACCTTGTAGTAGTCAAAAGTTGCATAATCGTATTCTGATCAACCCCTAAAGTTCTTTGAGCACCAAGTAAATTTAAGCCTGCATCAATACCAATATTTCGCTGCTGAGCTGCCGAAAATTGAGCCAAAGAAGCTAAACCCTCACCGGGAGTAAAGCCCATTCTTAAAAAATCACCAGCATAAGAAGTTCCAATCATGCGCCCACGGCCAAGCGCCGTCATGCCTGGATATAAATTTTCATTACCGAACAACCTTTGTCTCCCAACTTGAACAGCTGCCTGTTGGAAATTTTCGGCATTGCTAATCCCACGTGCCGCTACTGTTGCCGCAGCTCTTCCAACCCAAGGTATGGCTTCTAAAAATGACGTTAGAAAAACATATTCATTCTCGGCTGTAGCTGCTTTGTTTAAAGTGCGCTCTACGCGTTGTCTTAATTTACTCCTGTCTCTGTCTCTCTTTTTTGAATCCTGCCGAGTTTGTGCTACCTCGGCCTGTTCTTCACCTCCTAAATATTGTTGTTGTAATGTTTCTTGTAGTATACGAAAAGGGTCACCAGCAGGACCTAACTGCCCCACTGTTTGACTTGCTCTGATGCGCCTCTCTACATCCTCCCGATCCGCTCTTATTTCATCTTTTGATGTTTGCTTTGTTGTTTCGATTAATTCTCTAACCAGATCAACCAAAATCTTATCAGTAGTAGCTTGCGCTTGAACTGCCTGGATTTGTTGTTGAGCATGGGGCGATATCGGGCCTGCTTGCCTGGCCTGTTGTATTTGGGACTGCGCAAACTCATTATTAATACGACTGCGACGTTCCATTAACGCGATTTGTTCCTCCAAATCAGCAATAACTACATCGCCGGACGTAGAAAATTCACGAGAGGCTTTAATCATGTCTCTCGCAATATCTTCTGCCCGTTGCCGAAGCTTATTCAGCTCCGAATCATTGACATTGAGTCGTATTTGTTTGTCTGTCGCCATTTAATTAGGTCATTATACAATAACACTAACGCTTTCTACATTCGTTGGAGTTCCATCGGCAGCTGAACCTGTATTTGTTCCTGTTGAAGGATCTATAATATTAACTAAAACACCTGCACTCGATGTCACAACAAAATTTCTGATTATTCCTTCAAAGTAATCGCTATATTGGTTTCCATGCGATAATGCTCCTAACGTAAAGTCAAGTTCATCAATATCTACAGTAACAGGAGGAACTGTCCTGTTTTGTATAGGATCTCCATTAACAATAAAACTTATCAAATAGCCGTTAGCACCTGTTTCGATCCGTAATTCAGTTTCAATACACATATCTACTCCATTCATCACCGAATATGTGAATTCAGCCCCTACCTGATTAGTAAGCGCTATACTTGGATCTAAAAATATTTGTCTATCAGGAGTAACACGCACAGTATATGCTATACTAAAATTTTGAGAAAGATCGGCACTGTAAAGTGTTGGGGATAAATCTTGTTCAAGTATGTTATTTACTTCCATTTGATTCAAACGAAACGTCGCCCGTATGGAAATTGGCAATTGTAATGAACCTGACGATGCTACTGTTACATCTTCCACCGTCATTATACTATTACGCCCATTAAATCGTCCCGCAGGCGCGGCAGGTAAAAATATACAAACTTCACCTCTTATATCATTACGATACAAGGCAACATTTTGATTCATAGCCATCTGAATTAAATCCGCTTGATGATATTCTTGTACTTCAAGGTCTATACCATTCATAATTTCCGGTGGCCCATATCCGCGCAGTTCAGTTATGACAAAAGTTACCCCCATGCCACTTATGTCCGTAATAAATGTAGCATCGACATTCGTTCCTAAAAATCTAAAACTCGCTGCCATAATATAATATTTTTAAATTTTTATTATTAAAAGATTACAGAAACGCTTGTAACATCAGTAGGTGTTCCATCTGCTTCACTACCTGTATTAGTTCCAGTTGAAGGATCAATAATATTAACAAGATCCCCATTAGCATCACTTATCACTAAATTACGCATAATGCCTGAAAAAAAATCAGAATTCTTGGCACCAGAAATATTTGCTCCATATTGAATAGTAAAATCATCCACAGTAAAAGAAAGTACAGTTCTTTGAACTTGTGAATAGATCATGTTACCGTTATGATTGATCTCAATTAAAGTGCCTTGATTAGCTGAATTCAATCGAACTTCAATCTCATTACACATATCAAGCACTAAATCGAAATTAGTCTCAACCAAATATTTATTAACCCCGTTAACCATTAACCTCAATCTCGATCTTGCACCAGTTGCAGTCGTCTGAAAAACAATAGAAACCAGATTAGGTAATGTTAGATCACTAACTACCATACCAGCTCCTCTTCTTAATGTTGCTATTTGCTCTACATCAGCTCTATTTACCCTAAATGTAAATCTAAATATTAAAGGAAAACTTACCGTGCCTGAAGAAGCTAAAGTAACATTAGCAATTCTAAGCCTACTTGTTCTGCCATTAAAACGACCAGCTGCGGCTGCTGGGACAACTAAACAAACTAAACCTTGTCTGTCAACACGATTTAAAGTTAAATTATTAGTTCTCGCCAATCGAATTAAATCAGCTTCATTATATTCCTCAATAACAAAGTTAATCCCTCCCATGATGTCGGTAGGGTCAAACCCTCTCAACTCTGTAATGGTAAAAGTCTTATTACCAGTAGCTCCATCTGTTAACAAAGTTGCATCTATATTAGTGCCAAGAAATGTATATTCTATTGCCATGATGTTATTCGTTTAAAGTCGACTTAAATGCATTTAATTCATCCATTGCGTTCGAAATTTTATCTTCCAAACTAGTATATTCTGCTTCCATAATGTCTAACCAATCTTTTTCATTTGGTTGATAATCTTCTTTTTTCGCCTGTAATTTGGCATAGAGTTTATCTTCTTCGAATTCAAACAACTGGTCCCAAAAATTAGAATTCCGGTGCTCTGGGCTATTAAACGCTATTTTATGTTTTTCGCGCCACCACCGATCCACCGGAAATTTATAATTCCACTTTAGAACAATATCTTTTATGTGTCCCATCTAACTACATCATTCATCATCATTTTCTTTTAAAATATCTTGAATCTCTTTCCACCAGGGAAGAAATGATTTAATATATACTCGTTTTATCTCATTATAATCTACCAGCCCCAAATCTTTAAAAGATTCACATTTCAAATCTTTCATCATATCAGGACATAAAACAGCCAAATGTGCCTCTATGTCGATCATGTCAGCTGCATTTTGCGCTCCATTAGTAGATGTACTAACGATACTCGCGTAAAAGCCTTTTCCTAACACCTGTTTTGTAACTTCGATGTCATAAAATTGTCCAACAGTGGGCGTGTTGATTGTATAACTATTTTGCCCTCTTGTTGTATTAAATTCAAGTTTCAATGGTTGTATCATATTATTCTGATCTAAAAGTTACTGGTTCAAGATATCTTCCGGAAGTTGTTAAAGAAGCAATACCCCCTTCTGCCAATGTAAAAGACTGATTATCAATAAAACATTCACGTAAAACTGCTATCGTCTGTCCTGACCTGTCAATTTGAGTGACCAGACGTGTGTTTTGATCAATCGTAGTGGCTGTCTTACTATAAAAAGTAATGCTAAATGGCAATTCCCCTAAGATTAAAGTGTTTTTAAATGGTTCTACCCCACCTAAACGGTTTATTAGTTCTTGCACATCCGGTTCTGCAAAACTGATGAAAAAGAAATCAGTATTAAAGGTACAAGTATACATAGTGGCAGGCACTTCCTGCTTTGTCAAATTACCCAATCCTTGTACGTCGGCCCTGTTGATATTCTCAGTGAATGAGATATTCCTAATATAACCAGCTGGCTTTGAATTAATCGTAATAAAGGCCTTTGGCGCTGTAAATGTTCTTGTAGCCATCTCTTAAATATTATGAGAATAAAAATCCTGTGAAGAACAGTTTATTAATCTCGTTATTAACAACAATTGCATAATTCACGCGCCAAGCATCTTGCTCACGTGTCACAACTATATCTCTAAAATCAAGAAGTAAATTGTCCAAATCAGGTATCGCAACCCTGCTTGTTAAATAAGTCTCTGTAAAATTCCTGATGATACCAGCACTCAGTGTATTTACATTAACGCCCAATTCATCAGCCAATAAACTGGTTTGGGCATTAACTATTAATTCCATATTTATCTGAGCCACAATACGCTTAAATGAAATTTGATGCGATTGAGCCATATTATTAAATATAACCTTATTGTCTTGTAATGTATTAACACCCTGAAGCACTACAATACGATTGATAAACTGATTGAAAACAGGCACCAATAAACCGGCATCAAGTGAGCGATCTTTTTGTTGATCATTAAGATTGTGCTGTAAAATGTCGAACCCTAATGTCTTATTTGTCACTGGTACTTGCGGTGGTCGCCCTGCTGTCCTACCCAATACATAAGCTGTATTGATTAAAGAATTAAAAAAGCGGAAGCCTCCGGCGACAGCTTGTGATGCAAATCCAACTCCTCCATGCACCGCCACGACATCATCTCTGTCAAACCCTTGGGCTACCGCTATCGAACCAGTAAAATCTGACTCATTATTGCCTGCTCCTACAAACAACATTCGTTCATAACGTGATGTATTACGCATCCAATTTAATATCGTAATGATCTGAGCATTTTGGTGTACTGTTGTTCCGCTGATATCTACATAAATAAAACTAAACAATTCATCCTGAACGGCAGTTAATATTTCATTCAACCGGAGCGAACTATATGCTTCAGTCCCTCCTGTTGCAAACTGATAACCTGTTACAGCTGTTATATCCGCAGCATCAACTGAACCATCTCCATTAATTGCATTTGTACTTAAAGCTTGGAAAAATTGACCGAATTGAGAATTGGTATTTCCCCAATCGATCAATGTTTGTATATTATTAAATTCAGGACTTTCAGCTAATAGCCTTGGTTCAGCTTGTTGACGTGTAACTTCATTGTAGGAAATATTGTCTGTATGTAAGCCTGTCCATGTACCCACAAAAACTCTTAAAATCCATTGAGATGTATCAACAATACCAGGCACTATTTGATAAGCAAAACCCCTGATTAATTCAGTTCCATCAATACCGCCACTAAATGCTGTAGCAGTTGCTGTTAATGATCCTGTAACTGTTGGTGTAAAAGCATCTCCATTCACATCATCCCCCTGATTAGCCAGATGTGTAAAAACAAAACCAGTAGTAGTTGTGGAAATTAAATTACTAAGCCCTCTAGTTTGTAAGTCTGCAATTAATCCATCCCTTACTGTTGCTACGGTATCACTGGCAGCGTTAGTATAAGTTGCGATTGTTACTGTATTAAGCGTCAACGTGATTGTATCACCCGTAGCTCCTGCATCAGTGATAGTTAATGTAGATTGTGCGCGTGTCTCATTCAACTCACCATTTGCTATCAATCCTTCATCTCTTGTTCTAAAGGCAAAAGTACCTCCATTAGAACCTCCTCCAACCGCAGTGAATGTCATTGTGCCTGAAGTTGTTGTCGCTGACCTGGCATGCAGAATTTCACTGGCTCCTGTCGCTGCTATATTGACATCAGGTCTAAAAAAACCATCGGCAGCTCTATACAATAATCCACCTTTAAGGAAAAACTGATAATCTTCTACATTGTTAAACCTATATACAGCATCCTTCCCTTGTGCTAATTGACCATTAATACCGGCACCACCTCCGTACCTGGCTCCTGCTACACCTGTGTCGATAACTAAAATCCGACCATAATCAAGATTTAAAGGTGCATTTCTCTGCCCGGCAACAATAGTTGCATAAGCGCCGGGTTGTTTTATCAATCGACCATTAAAGAAAAATTCGGTAGCCATCTTGATTCATTAAGATGGTTCAAATCGAAGATATAATGCTTAAAATTACACATTTATTCTTATAAGAAGAAATTATCATCTCATTTTCTTATATATATGCAATTTAAAACTCTGACCGTAATGTTGGATCAGCAAAATTGATTGCATTAATCAATGTATCCAATTGGACACCCGGCACTGTATTACTAAATTGAACAGTAATCTCTACAGCTTTGATATAAAGCGGATAAGGGATAAGTTCATTATTAGCTACTAATTCTTTTAAACTAAAATCAAATAAATCGAACCACTGTGTTTGTAATGTCTCCCAAGCCCCTAATAAAAGATTGTATAAAACTTCAGCAACAAGTACAGTTTCCAGTGGATTATCTGATGTAATCATATATTCAAATGCAGCTTTTTTTGTGTCTCTGTATTCATCTGTATACTGATTATTTGGCAAATTAATTCGAGTACCGGATATACTCCCAATTGAATTGTAAATACCTTTCTCGCGCGCAGGCTCACGGACGAAGATAGTTGGCGTAGGCGCAATGTCTTTTGTAAACATGATACGCGTTTCTATCTTTCGGCTGGATGTGCTAGTTCTTAAGAATATGTTTTTAGCTTCTTCATAAAAATCATAGCCATCTGTTCTGTTCCCCGCCAAAGCTTTGAAAAGAAATGTATCCGCTTCATTAGTTCTGCTTTCAAAATCAACACGAACATATTCGATGAGACCATCCAATATTGTTTTTAGTTTTAATACTGGTATTAATGTAGCCATTATATTTTTGCTAAAAAGTTTTGTATTACACTATTTACTATGGGGTCAAAATCAGTCGTTGCTAACGTAAAATCCATGAATTTCTGTGCGCGAAATCCTCTATGTATCCAACTATATTGATCGCTTGCATCACTTACTCTTCTAAATGTATAATAAGCACCTCTTTTTTTCCCAGTTCCCGCTCCTACTTCAACTCTTCTGATTCGATCATAAATACTAACCTGATGTTTATATTCTGGTATCGTAAAATTACGTCCTGGTATAGCTAATCTTGATTTAGGTGATCTGAATTTCTTTGCCAAATTTTGAACAGGCACAGGCCTTCCTTGTGCTTTTTTAGCTTTATTAATTACTCCTCCTGGAGCTACTCCTCCTGTAAAAACCGGACTGGTTGCTGCTGCCTTAGTAGTTGCAAAACGGAAAGGAACATCAATATACCAATCCCCTCCAACGCTGGTTTTCCTTTTCGAACTTGCCTCTAAACCATCTTTAATATCAAATGGACCGGCGCCTTCCTCAATCATTAAAGGCAATTTGCTATGTCTGTCTGTTAATTTGATAATCGCATTGTATTCATCAATGCGATCCACCTCCATTGCTCTTAAATATTCACCTTTCGTTTTATTCAGCTTGTTACTGACATTCGTTTCCCAATTAATCATGAATTCATTAACCATCCGGTCAAGTATCTCAGTACTTAACTGCTTACTCTGGTCAAGTAATAAATTATAAGTATCAACTACGCCTGATATATCAATATCTAATTTCCACATCTTATGTGTTATAACTATTATTTTGAATTCCTGTGCCATCGTAATTTGGTATTTCAGCTAAAAGCAAATGAGACCTTCTTGCGATGGCATTAATTGGTAAATCAATTCTTGTTAAACGTCCATTGGTGTCACGAATGTTACTTGATCTTATCTCATGTCTAAGATCAATCACATTATATTGTATTTCATGCCTGTACCTGATAGCAACAACACCATTAAAATTAGTGGGCTTACTGGTTATATTTAAATTAACGATATAAGGATTTGTTGAGTTAATAGCGTATTGAGCCGCAGGTATGCGAATAAGAGGATTTGCTGAACCATTAAAAATCCAAACATCCAATATTTCTAAAGGACGATAAATCAAAAAAACAAAATCTTGATTGCTTGGTGCTCCAGTATTACGAATCGTCAAAACTTCACTATGAAAACCCTCTTTGTCTTTAAAAGTAATTTTGTCATAAAAACTAAGATTTTCAATCAAATCATCACGCACTGAAATACTTATATTCCCTATTATTTCAGGCGACCATTCTGCAAAATCATGATCCCGATTGATACTTGTGGTTAATGCACGTGTTTCGATTGGATTAATAAAGAAAAAACCAACCCCATGACAATTAGTACAACTAGTCAATGCATTTTTTATTTGTCCCTCGCAGGGGCATCTTACAGCTTTTTCAATAAATACACGATAACCCTTTAACCAAACTGACGCATCAAAATCGTTTTTACGAAATTCAATCGTTGGTTGTTGGTTTAAATTAGGAGGTGTAACTGTAACTGCATTTTGACGACTCATTTAAGCAACTGTAAAGTTAATACGTTTATACATGCCTTCTAATCTTGCAAGGGTTTCTTTAATCTCTTTCCCATAGTTGATGATTCTCGCTCCATAACCTGCATTAGTAGCTGATGAAGTACTATCAATTTGTTGACTTAATCCATCAATAGATAAACTTTGCCGTGCAATACCAGCCCCTAAAATCAAGTCACCCGCAATATTGAATAAAGGTATGGAAGCAAGTTTGCCTATCACATTAATAATATCATAAGGCAACTCTTGTGGTCCGTATCCGGTTTCATATTGCATCGTCCAATAATGAGGAATTTGCTTGTAACGTTGCAAGCCTAAATATGCAGTAATACCTGTTAATACCACATCAAAATTACCTGTTGTTGAAGACACCCCATTAGGCACTATACTCATCCCCTGGATGTATTCAGCTTGGTTGCTTTCTTTCGTCAACAACCATTCAGGTGGATATACAATTTGTTCAATTTTATTTAATAATCCAATCAAAGTTAAAGGCACACGGACTTGATAAGTCGGATGTAATAATGGGAATTGCTGGTAATAGTCATCACGATAATAATTTTGTGTCTCTGTCACTAATTGCCTGGCAATTCTAATGTTTAAATACCTTTCAATTTCCTGTGTTGCTGATCTTATATAAAATTCAACTGTTTCATTTGGGAAATCGGTACCATCTTCATCCTCAATCAAAATACCATAAAGATAAATAGAAGCCAATTCATCAGGATTTAGAACTACTCCCGTATTCTTTTTATACTTTATGACTAAATTAATTTGTGCCATTTTTACTTAAATGTTTGTTCTAATATTGCATCAATCCACGCTTTTTTAGCTGACTTCTTTTTTACATTCTCAATCGGCACTTTAAGTTCGTTGGCAATAACTTTTAATTCCTCAATGTTTTTCTCTTCTAATTGCTTCCTAAAAATATCTTCTTCCTTCTGCTCATTTTTCTTAACATCATCACTAACAACCACATTAGATTCTACTGTTTTTTCAGTCACTAATAAAAACTTTTGTTGTACCTCCTGGTATAATTCTTTCCAATGTGCCAGCTCTGCTATAAGTTCTTTAATATGTTGGTCTTTTGCTTTTAAACTATTTTTAAGCGATACGATTTTATCATGTTGCTCTAAATATTTTGTTTCATCAAAAACATGCGGTTCTTTATCGTTTTTTTCTAAAACCACCTTGCCTTTCGGAAAAAAATGAGGAAATTCTTCAATCATCATTTTCCCAAGATCGTCTGACACGTCAGCGATATTATTTTTAAAGACAACTTTTTGATTATTTACATTAAGGGTCATATTTTGATATTCACCCCCAACAGCTTCTATTTTCATAATATGATGTTTGAAAAAGGGGATATTTCTATCCCCTTTATATTAATAGATGTTATCAAGTTGCAACGTCTCTTCGACCAATATTAATAATCCTGGAAATCTTACCTGGCTGATACAGTACCGGTGAGCCATAATTCAACACAGCAAAACGTCTACTAGGCGAAGTAATGGCGAAATCCATCCTCATTAACGGAGCTAATTGTAAGTACTCCCATATTTGATTATTATTGGTATAAACAATTGCACTATGCGCATTAGGCACGAATCTATTTCTATCACGTACCAAAGTAGCAGCAGCACCATCAAATCCAGCTGCCAATTCAGCAGTACTAACTTCAAATAATGGATAGTATCTTGCAGTTGTACGTGTAGTAGCTCCAGTGACTGTACGATAAACAACGTAAGATTCAGTAGTATAATTACCCGAAGTAGCACTAAATTGAATATCTACTGATTGAGTAGCTGTTACAGCCTGAGCCGATGTATTAATTGCCAATGGCGCACTTTCACCGTATCTATTCTTTGCTGTTACAACATAGAAAACATTACCAGCATAAGCAGTTCCCCATTCTGTTTTTGTATCAGTGTTAACAGCAATTGGTGTACCTCCAGCCGTTGGTGTTGGAGGCGCTTTATCAGATGTGGCTGCACGGTTATAAGCAATTGGCGAACGGCGATCAAAGAAAATGTCATTGTGAACACTAATCTTTCCAAACTGAGTGGCGATAGTGTTTACACTTTGACCCATCATTGCACCTTCAGTGCCTGTTACGCCGGTACCAATAAGCACACGTTTGGAATCGTGGAATTGCTTAACGTAATCGTTGAATACGATAGGATTCGAAAGTATCTCTGTCACTAATCCGAATCGATCATTAACAACCGCGTTAGCTGCATCTTCCACATTGGCATCAGTCAGTACCTGGCCGCGTGCATCGATAATAGCCGGATCAGCAAAATAACCATCAAGTAATTGTTCAGAAGTTTTACCGGCATTAGCTGAAACAATTTCGTTAATGCCAAGTAAATGCTGACGGAAAATACCATCAAACTGTACACTCACTTTGCTACTATCAAAATCAGTCAAAGCAGCATCAATTTGTGTTAAAAGCTTGATAGTTTTATTTTGAATCTCACGTGAATACATGTTCAATCCATCAGCAGTCTTAACAAGAGTAGATGGATGTGTAACCTGACCTGCGATACCCATAAATTTCAGGATCACAGACTTACGTCTGTATTGAGAATCAGTAAATTGAGGTGTTTCACCTTCAAGATTCGCAATACCCACATCGTCACCATAACGATACAATTGATTGTATTCATGCACGGTGTTATATACTCTCATCTTTGGTAATTTCTTCCAGAATACAAGATGTGATTCTCTATTTTCCAGAATTTTTACCACAGGGTCCAAACTTTCTACCTTAAGACCGGGACCATTATGGATCTCGTCATTGTAATCACGACCAGTTTCCAGTCCTGCTTCCATGGCCTTAATGATCTCCTGAGCATTTTCATTCATGAAAGTTTGCTCATCGGATGTTAGTCCATTGTAGTTATATAAATCATTCATGATCTTCTAATTTTTTAATTATTTGACCAATTTTACATTGTGCTTATCGTAAAGCAGCCTTGAGGTGGCTTCACTTGGCGCAATACCGGCAGTTGCATAATTGAGAATGTCATCATCAATAGATGCTTTTACCAAGTTATCAGTGCCAGCTTTTGCTTTTTCCATTTCATCAATGATTTGATTCTTGTGCATGCCGACGTGATAGATTTTTTTACCATCATCATCTTTCACACCACCTTTTTCAATGTACGCCTGTAAGTTGACAGCTTTTGGCGCTGGCGTTTCTTTCCCCAGCTTTTCGATGTCACCTTGTAGTTTCCCAAGTTGTTCTGTTAAAGAACTAAGACTTTTTTCTAATGTCTCGTTTTGCAAAACCAAATTTTGATTGGCCTTTTCAAGATCACCGTTCTTAGTGCTCAAACCTTCTAACTTCTCATTGAAGGACTTTTCAAGTCTTTCAATGTTTTGATCCTCTGATTTGTTAACACCTTTCATCCCTTGTGTTTCTTTCCAATCCAAGCCCTTATCCATGTCCATATTTCCTTTGTTCATGTTCATCTTGGCTTTGTACATCTTCATCTGCTTCTTCATCTCATCAGCAGAAGACATCATGCGACCATAAGCCTTTTCCATGTCTTTGTCTTCTTCTTCTTTGTATCCAGCCTTTTCCATATAAGAAGACAACATTTCATTTGCCTTTTCAATGCCATCAATCGCTTTCATGATTGTAGTTTTCACCATTTCCCATGAAGCCATATCAGCCATTGATTGATTAATAGGGCCGGTACCTGATTCCAAACCTGGACTCTTGTTCGTTAAAGGCATGCGTTGCAATGTCTTTTCATCCATTTTTTCAATGTCGACTTTGATCACACCTTTCTCAATTCCTTCCTTGATTTCCTCTTCAGTCAGGAATTGTTTTAGTTTATTAAGTAATTCATTATTAGTATCCATCTCTAAAATATTTAACTATTGTTATTATGTTCAAGTCAAATAGATGATCTCCTTCATTTTATTAATGATTGATTCGAAAATTTCTTTGCTGATATGTCCCTGTAAATAAGCCTTATGTATATAATCCCAATCACGTAAATTATAAACACGGGGAGTTAATGACTCCCTCGATAACGTTCTATGCGTATCAGTAGGCTCTTTTGTCGTTTTTTTGATCTTAATTGAGAAATCACGATTAACCCGTACAGTGCTTCCATCCTCACTCATGTACTCCAATAGATAAGTTTGACCATTAACCGGATCAATACTGAAATCATGTTCTATATAATCCGCTTTCTGGTTGCCTTTAGCTATATCTACATAAGTATTAGAATTCACAGGGCTAGGCGTTATTGCTACGCCGGTAATCATTGCTTTCGTAATTCGTTTGGGATTACCTGGATCACGTTCTAACGCTCGACCTTCAATACTCCATCCTAACCGCCGCTTACTTTTTGCTTTCTTTAGCGTATCAGCTAAATTGTAGACACTTTTTGCCAACTCAGTGTTGTATAATTTCCCTTCAATGAACAATTTACCATCTTTGGTTACATGTGCATTTTCAGGTTCACCAATAATTTTAGCTGCATCACTTTTAGCCAAATGGTTATAATTGATAAAACCATATTTTAAAAATCGATCTAACTCATAACCCACCGGCTCCAGTGTCTCACCTTCACTATCTTGATCATTAGTGCTGGCCACACCTCTAACGCGCATCAATTGTTTACCATTCCGATCTTTTGCTTTTTCAAAGTCAGCTGGTAAAAAAAAGTTGAATTTATTTTCTGTAAACACCTACACAAAAAATGTCAGGTTCAAATCAAAATTATAAAATAATATGGCTCAATAAATTGCCAATAAAATTAGATAAAAAGATGTTTTTATCCAATTTATTTTCAAAAAAATATTATGCTACTGCATTTTCTTCCACTTTCCTTCTCTCTAATTCTTGTTGAGCAACTTTACGTAACTCTGGATCATCGCTTTGATTTACGGCTGCTTCTAAGTTTTTTTTACTGGCCTTACGTGCTTGATCCAATAATTTTTTGATCTTTGGCTTTTTGTGATCTAAACCGTCGATCTTTGGCACTTTTATTTTTTCATCTTCCTCTTTAGGTTCTCTGCCAACTAAAGGCCTTGCCTCACCATTCCCCTCTTTGCCATCATCATCTTTTGGCACCCTCCCTTGTTGACGGTCATCTTTCTCTTCTTCATCATCATCATCAGCTTTGCCATATTTTTGACCAACACGCCCAAGACGACGGTTCATTTCATTATCAGCATAAGTTCCGGCTTTAGCTTTTTGTATCCACGAGTTGTATTCGAACTCATCAATTTCGCCGCCAGCTCTGGCAAGTTCAATGCATTCCATCGCTTTCGTCATCTGACTAACTGGTGTTTTACTCCACATTTTACATGACCAATAGCCAGGTGTTGTCCGATCTTTTTGTTGATCACATTTATGTCGTGCCCGGAATGATCGCCGTCTTTCCGGGTCATCTCTTTTTATTTCCATATTCGGATCACCAAAATTTACTTTAACAACATTGCCCTTATCATTTTTGACGTAAACTTTATATTTTTTTACATCTCCAGCCATTGGTTTTCCTAATGTCACGTCTTTGCCACCATAATCAGCTTTTTCAACATCTGTATCACCAACAAATTCAAAATCCAATTGATCAATTTCATGAGATTTGTTTATATTATATCCTGTCAATTGGTATCCTTTATCCAGGAAATCCCGACTTTCTTCTTTTACATCGTTATCAACGACTGTAGCGTCTTTGGGATGATAATACTCAGCTTTACTTAACATGCCGGAATAATGTGCCAATTCTTTTTTCTGAGTAGCTAATTCATTAGCTATTGCCGGATCATCTTTGTATTTATCTAAAAGAGGTATCAGCCTTTCATGTTCAACAACCATTTCTTTTAAGTGTTGTTCACTTATCCCCTCAGCTTTTTTTAATTCGGGATTTTTTTGCTCAAACTGCTTCTCTTTACGTTGAAATTCTGCTTTGGATTGAGCTGGTTTTTCCTCATAACCTCCTGCTTCGTGTTCTTTTTTTTCTCTTTCAGGGGATTCTTTTTTTTCGTGCGCTTCATATTCTTTTTTTGTTTCTCCAGGATAATGCTTTTCTTCTTTATGTTCTCCTTTAGTTAAAGCCATTTCTTTAACTTTAGATTGATCATCGCCTTCTTCATGCTCAGATTTTTTCACACAATTAGGGACTTCCTTGCCGTCTTTTTTTTTCATTCCAATCATCTCATGACCTGCCCAACAAGGATCAGCTTTATCTATATCTCCTTTTTTTATCCCTGCTTCACTCATCGCTATCGCTATGGCCTGATCGCGATCAGTAACCTTATCACCAGAACTGCTTTTTAATTGACCGGATTCATACTCACGCATTACTTGAGCTACCTTATTCTTAGGGTTTTTTGCTTTTTCAATATTCAATTGAATTTGAAGAAACATTTCAGGTGCAATTTGACCTGCTAACATTGCTTTTTTCAAATCATTAAATACTAACGCCGGATCTTTTTCCAACTCTTGACATCTATTTTCCAGTATTATTTTTTGGTCCAAAACATTTGATAATTGTTCGCTGTATGATTTTAGAAAAATCGCAAACTTTTCACGCACACGATTCTTTACTTCTGTCTCGTAAACATTAGTACTGCAAATCGACTTTTGCAATTCATTTTTAACTGTAAATTCGCGACTCAATTCATTTAATTGATTTTCTAAATCCATCAATTGACTTTTAGCCAGAAAATATTGATTATATTTCTGATCTGCAGTTTTAAAGCCTAATATTTTTCTTATTAAATCGTGCATTGTTTTGTTATTTGATTATTGAAATAATTTAAATGCCATCGTAACTAAACCAGTAAAAAGTAGTAAAACAGCGCTAAGTGTAATTCGATTAGCCATATTTAATTTTGAAAGACACTTTTCAATAGCTAAAGAACGATCCTCCAATTTTGTCAGCCTATTGTCCAACCTATTCAAATTAGATAATACCAATTTTTCATACTCAGACCATTTTTTTTCAGTCATAACATCCTTATAAGAACTACTACCGTATAAACACGGTAGTAGTTATTAAAATTAAATCCATTCAATAATTACATCACAAATTCCAGCTGTTGAACTTCCATTTACAACAGTACCAATAATCTGTGTTGATGTACTAATGTCAAGACTTGAAACACCACTATAAACACCTACCGTAGTTAAATCAATATTAGCATTGGCAGTAATTGCATCTGTGTCTCCACTTGTTCCAAGATCCAGTGTTGGTGATCCAGCATTAAATGCTGTAGTTACAACCACTTGCCATCTAAATGCTAAATTACCTGTAACTGTGGCCCCAATGTTAACAGCTCCTGAATCAGTATATGAAACTTCTGCCGTACGATAATTAACGACTCCACTTACAGTTACATTATCAAGCTGATTTTTTGTAACCACATCATCTGATGCAGTACCATCGAGAGCTTTCAATTTCACTAATGCATCATTTGCATTGTTTCGTGCTTCTAGCTGGCCTGCATTTGATCTAACCTGCACGCCACCTTTACCTAATTCTACTAATGAATTAAGACCTGAAAGACCATACTTTTTACTCATTTTTTGTTGATTTAAAGGTTAATAAAAATAATTTACAAATCACTTGGTGTGATATAATATTTAAGCGTAAACGTGCTACTACCTGTCATTGTAATTGTTAATTTTACTTTACTGTCTGCCACTGACATTGAAAAACTCATGTTGATCAATGATCCTTTTAATAAGATGCGTGTCTCATCAAAACCCACATCAGTACCATTATGACCTATTTCAAAAATGATACGTTCATAATCAGTACCATCATTGATTTGCCCAACTAAACGAGCACCCGTATAATTATTGACATCATACACATCAATGGTTTGACTATTCTGAAATGAAACAGTGCTAATCTCATGAGCAGACATTTCATGGATTGTGTGATTAACTGTGATATGTTGTGGCATGATCCTATGTTTTAATTATAATAATGTCGTTACTAATGAGCCATCGTTGGCTATTGATATTCTATGTAATCCGCGATCAGGCGATTGCAACAATAAATTTCTAAACAATGAATTTTCTTGAAATTCAATACTCTCAACGTTATTGGACGGAGCATGAAATAGACCATAAATGTAATCCTCACTCAAATTATTTTGATGCAATAACATATCGCGCAATTCCATCTCGCTAGGCAAATTTTCGTTTGGTGTATGTGTTATATATTTTCCTCCTTGAAAATTGTAAAAAACCATTCGATTAAATTCTGCAGAAGCGCCAATACGTATTCGACTATAATCTAAATCAGCCCATGGATATTTTAAATCAACAACCTGTGATGATCCATCAGGAAAATAAATGGCAAGCCCTAAATTACTGCCGGTTCCTGCTGTTCTCAAATTCATGATAATTGATTGAGGAACATAACGCACAGAAGACCAACCATCAAATGCTACATTAGTAAAAGTTAAATCTGAACCGCTAGGCGTTGCGGCTGTTTGATTATATACTTCTAAACGTATTCTCTGATTAGCTGCTATGCCATGTATCGAAATTTCTATGATATTGTCAAGAAATTCAGAATAATGAAACGTATAATAAGTAATAATTGAAAAATCACGTGATTGAGTTCCATCTGCATTTTGAATGGTGATGGTATTAGTCTGATGTTCTTGTTTGACGTTTAATGCAGTTACAGTATATTGATACGAATCAGTTCCAAATTCCAAATCATCTTCAAATAAAGTGATGAAAAGTTGATATTCTAATGCTTGATAAATTCGCCAAAGAGCAATTCTATTACTCGCCGTATAATCAAAAGCAATACCACCTCCGGCATAATAGATATAATGACGAATGATTCTTGGAGTACCGGCTGTGCTATCTTCATTACCTTCATTATAGTATAATCTATCCTGGTCAGTGCTTAAGATAGTTCTCCAATTATCTGAACCATGCATTTTAATTTCCAGAATAGGTGTCTCATGAGTAATAAACCTGGTAAAAGCATAGGTAAATCCAAATAATATTAATGGATTATCACTATCAGGTAAATTCAATACCATTGAATCATTATATATACCTCTTTGATTGTCTACATATCCATTAGTTACAGTACTTAAACCTCCCGTGCCATCACTGGCAGGCACATAAACATTTGTTAACGTCGGATATGTTTGTATACTTACTTCACTTGCAGCAATCTCATTTATTATATCATCGTTTGTTACAGGTGAAGTTCCATTTACTGGCTGCTTTTTAAAATATACAAAAGCACCTCGTTTAGGAAATAGATCATTGGTCGGCTCATAATCTGCTCCCGTGGTATTGTTTATTGTTGCATTAGCAAGAAAACGACGCAATAAAGTTGGTAATTCTTGCAACGCATTAAATATTCTTTGACTTAAAACTGCATCTAAATTATCAGAATCAATTTTTAAGCTGGTATCCAATCCAGTTGCTGTTGTTGTGATTTCTGAACCAGCTAAAGTAATTGGGAAATCTAACGGACTTTGCGTCTCACTACCAGCAAATGCGGGTATAGTGGCCGTATAAGTCCTGTAATTATCAAATATACTTGGTGAAATCTCTGTAACCGGTATAGATCCCCTGGACCATGTTAAATTAGTCACTGTTATACTATCATCAACCAAAAATGCAATTGGCTGCGCAGAAAAATTACCCAATATACCGTCTTCATTGTTAATATTTTGGTAATCAGAGAAAACATGCGATAAATTATTATACTTAAATTTATAATTTGTATTGGCTGGTATGGTCGCCGTTTCCTGCGCAATCTCAATAGAATCTAATCGTTCACGATCATTTGTGCTTAATGATGTTTCTTTATTTAATTTACCTTGTACTATTTCACTAAGTTGTGATTCCTGCAAATCACGAACAGAACTGGTAGGATTGATAGAATTTGATAAAGTAAAATGACGGTCTTTACTTCTAATGATTATCCTAATTGTATTACTTGACAAATATCTGACTTCCCGAAATGTATCAGCATGCGTAGTACCACGATAAATGTAATAAGCGATAGAAGCAGTATCAGCAAATGATGGTTTTTCAAAATCGTTCAGAACACTATATTCAGTAATCACATTACCATCCAAATCCAGAAATTGGACATACAAATTAGCAATCGATTTAGCAGTAATGTATGATGGTGTTACACCAATATACATATTGCCATCATAGAGATTAGCGCCATTGTAACTAAAATCACCATCACCATTAACATTCTCTGTACCCCCTATGTAAGCCCTGGTTTCACCTGTTGGGGGATTGTTAGGATCTGTAGAGGGTGTCAATGTCGGAGCCTGATTTAATACTGTTGGAGAAAGCCATATTACTGCATTTGTCGCTCCATCATTCAACAAACGGGTATTAACGTTATTATCTGATTCACGAACCTGTGACAAAAAACGCATTTCTAAGGTAGTAAGCTCACCACTACCAGCATTATGAATGATTAACCAATCCTCATTTGATGTTGTCAACACTAAATTTGGATTATTAACTAATGATACCATTACATCCTTAGCATTAATCGCACGACCAAAGGTCGATTCTTCGGTAATGCCTGTGCCATCTACTTCAAATGCTTCTGCCACACTAATAGTGTAATTATCAAGACCTCTTATTTCATAATTACCAGTACCACTATTTAAAACAAAATTGATGGTTCGTGTGCTGAATGTAAATATATTATCATTTAATATTGAGGACCGTACATCTAAACTCCCTTCTTGTACAATCCAATCCTGCCCAATACCAGTTTTTACTATAATAGCAATATCACCACGATGAAGTTCAACTGAAGGTACCACCATATCGGTTGGACTTTCAATATCACTATTATCGCCAGGTTGTGTATCTATTGTGATCGTATTCAAAGGATTTGCACCCTGATCAAATCGTGACGTACCTCCAAAATGTTGTATTTCAAAAACTACCGGATATACTGTAATGTCAGATTGAAGTGGTAACAAAAAATCAACCCTTTTATCAGTTACAGCAGCATAAATGGCATTATGACCTACAAAAGTATTGATATTAGCTGCTGTAATCGTTACTGAAGAATTCCACGCAACAATAGGCCTGCTGGAAGGAGTTATTTCAGTTTGAATACGACTAACAGTACCAAATAACCCCTCCAAATCATCAGTAACATCCTGCAAATTGTCACCCTGAACTTTACTGAGACTTTCTGTCTCAATTTCAACTCGGTTAGCATCTGCATATGCACCATTAAAACCTGACACCAATTTATCTAATAATGGAATAGGCATATCTTACTTTTTAAGTTATTAATGTTGTTGTTAATGAGCCATCATTACCAACTTGCAGTTTATATCTATTGTTATTAGGGGCAACTAATATCAAATTCGAAAAATTCACATTTTCCAAAAAATGCACAGCCTCAACATCCCCTTGAGGTGCTGAAACATTATCCCATATGTAATCATCATCTTTATTATCGTGATGTAATATCCAATCATTTAATAAGGCAACAGTTGGCTGATACTCATATAAAATACCTTGATTTAAAACAGCACCCTGAACGTTTTGAATCACAGTTGCCGTATCCGTATTTATTAATCGCATCACACTGTAATCATACCTACCAGC